GTCTACATAAGGAAAACCACGCAAATCAGTCGGGTCTAAAAGTGATAACCTCAGGTCTATAAATTCTACCCCTAATTCTTCAGCAGTCTCTCTGGTAATCTGTGATTTCCCAATTCCTGGAGGTCCGTATATTAGAAGCGGAACTTTTTTCTCAAAATGAATCTTTATAACCTCTCTGAGTTCTTTTGCATTCATAATTAAAAAACCTCCTTTCTTTGATGGTTTAAAATATTTAATAATTTAAATTTATAATTATTTATTATATTATTTAATAAGATAGTAAGCTTCTTGTGCAGAAAGTGCTGGTGTAGAGAGCTTCAGAGAGGGAGAGAGAGAGAGAGTTATTGTGCAGAAAGCGCTGTGCGCAGAGAGAGCGTTGTAGCCAGAGAGAGAGCATTGTATAGAAAGTGCTGGTGTAGAGAGTTGTGCAGCGTTGTAGAGAGCTGCTAGAGAGAGAGAGAGTTTCTGTAGAGCGTTGTATAGAGAGAGCATTGTATAGAAAGTGTAGCCTAAAGCGTCAAAAGAGTCGTGTAGAGCTGAGAGAAGCAAGCGCAGAGTCGAAAGAAGCGTATAGAAAGTGCTGGTGTAGAGAGAGCGTTGTATAGAGAGAGAGCGAGAGTCTAGTTTATTTTATTAAGATCAAAATTGGAGCTTCTCGCCAGTAGCGCTCAGCGTCGAGAGAGAGAGAGTCGAGTGTGTGTAGAGTGAGAGCATCTTACAGAGAATGAGTTGTGTGCAGAGAGAGATCTATTAGCTTATTAAAATAAAACAAAGGACAAATAAATAAAAAGGCGATCAAAGTATGGAAACAAGGCCAAGCATGGAAGACATAAAGCGAATCCGTCAAGCGACTGGATGCGACTTGCTAGACGCTCTTGTTATATTTGCAAAACAATTACCCGACTACAGATTGTACAGCGGCCCGATGAAGCAGCTGGTCCTTGATAGAATTCGTCGTGAATTAGAAAAAGAAAAAGCAGAATCAAAGTTTGCTGAAGAAGTACGCAAGATCCGAAGAGAAACTGGGTGCGGGCTGTATGATGCTATAAGACTAGCAAGAGAAAAGTTTAAGAAGAGTCAACAATAGCATGTGGGACAGAAACTTCATAGCTGCTCTTTCAAAAGCAGCAGAGAGCGTGTTTGAGCGCTCGGGACGCTCGGTATCAATCGATCAACTCATTGAAGTGCAGCCTGAGCTTTTTAGAGCAGCGCAGAAATGCTATCTCGCTTTCAAAAAATATTCGAGGGAAATCTGTATAAGAGACGGCTTGATTCGCATAGCTTTAAGCGTTTTAAGAGGCCGTAAACCAGCGCTTGACCTCTACGCTTTTGTAGAAGCTAGTTATAGCAAGAACACTAAGCTTTTCCTCGTTTGGTTTGAAAAGAAGCTCTGTTTTATGATTCGCGGAGAAAACAATCGCCTCTTAAAAGAGATGATGCCGGCTTTTGAGAAGCTAGGGCTTAAGAAGGGCCCAGAAATACCCATAGAGAAGCTCAGGTTTTTATCTTATCTCTACGATGAATCTAAAGTAGAAGAAGTCGCTAGAAACTTAGCGATATTTAGAGTGCTCTTTGGAGACTGAAGTTTTTGGGAGTTGAAAGGAGTTGAAATGTGGGATTCTAATTTTATACAGGCTCTAAAAAAAATGTTCACAAGCTGGAGAAACCTAGAGCATGTCGCTCTCGACTTAGATGAGCTTCTTCAAAAAGAGAAAAGCTTTTTTGAGATGGCTCAGAAATGCTACTTGGCTTTTAGAAGATATTCTAGCGAAGCAGCGATCGGCTATGAAATCTTCAACGTTGCTCTTAAGAAGGAGCTTGATCCCCCTTCTTCTATTGTTGTAGGCGATTTTGATCATGATTTCGTTGTTTTATTAGTAGCAGGGAAGCCCGGAGAGTTCTACTTCTTAGTTAATGGAAGTACTCCGGTTTTAGAACCACTTTTTAGAGGGCTCCGTGCGGCGAAGCTCAATCCCAAGTTTGTTCAGAAAAGCAATGAAGGATCCCTCTTGAGATTAGATATTCCCCCTTCAAGAGTCGAAGAACTCGTTAGAAACTTAGTGATGTTCAAAATGCTTCTAGGGCTTCGCTCTTAGATCTGAAAGAGAAAGTTAGCCGCAGCTTCAGAGATGAATTGGTCATAAGTGATCAGTTTAGCATAAGAAAAAAAGTCCGGAGAAACGCTGACTCTCATACAGAACTTATATAAGCCCCTCCCTAAGATCCAAATATATCCCAGGACTCGAGTCTGGGGTTTCTTTTTAGAGCTCTGATTTTCTTTTAAGAGCTTTTGAATTTTTTCTACAGGAGTATTAGTGAAGAAGTAAGCTGGGACGGGATCAAACTCATAAGTATCTTTTCCGTCCTCAGTATAAATATCCCACTTCCCTACATAAGGGAACTCTCCAGTTTTTACTTTGAAAATAAATGGGAATTCTCTAGCAAGCTCAGAGAGCTCTTTCTCTCCTTTCTCTAAAACAATAGCTGAGATTCGCTTCCAACTCACGCTTTATAATAAAACAGAGAGCAGAAGACTCTCTGAGCTCTCTTTCTATGGGACTTGCTGAAGATGTACGGGCCACTGGAGAACGTTTGTCATAATTTTCGCTAAACGGGCTTCTTCGTTTTTAGTGATAGGAAAAGGAGGGAGAGGCGCGACGTCGCCGCGTAAGAGCCTCTTTATTTCTAAGTTAATAGTGGGCAGAGCTTTCACAACTTCTGTTTTAAATGACTGAGGAACTTTGCTGCTTTTTAAGATCGAATTTATCATAATCTCTATTATCTCGCGTTTGAGTATGGGCTCTCCTTTAGACTTAAACACTCCAGTTTCTTTCTCATAACGGCGCATAGCTTCGTCAGGGAGTCTAGTCGCAGCTAGCTCTTGTATTAAAGAAATCACTGCTCTTACTGAAGACGGCTCTTTTGGTCTTTCGTTAAGAGGAAGCGCCTCATAAGCCTTACTCAGCCCTTCTTCTTTTGAAAGATACCGGCTGATAATTTTAGCCGGCGAAAAGTGAGAAACGATCAGCATTTCAGTGAGCAGCTCTAGTGCTTCTTTTAGAACTTGCAGAACAGAAGTTTTTAGAGTAGAGATTTTTTCAGTGTAGAATTTAAACATTGTTATCTGTCCTCTCGTCAACGATTGCTTCTAAAAGAAATAGATAGTTTATGAGATCAACTACTCTTGAATGGAGGCTCTCCAGATCTTCTAAATTTTCTCCTCTAATGTATCTCTCAACGGCATCTAAGTGCTTATTGAATAACACCAGCCATGCTTGTAGAGGGGTAATTTTAGCTCTACTCGCGGCTCTTTTAAAGTTAGCCGTAACATCTTGCGCCCCCGCATAAGAGTCTCCTTTAGCTTGCAAGAGCTTCAAGCAATCGTCAAATGTCTGATGAACTTTGTTTAAAAAATTCGAGCGGTCTATTTTGCTTTCTCCAGTTTTGTAAGAGCTTCAGCAATCTCTGGTTCTTCTTTAACTCCAAAAGTCTTAGCCCAAGCGAAGATATCAGCAAAAGGTCCAAAGCTAGAGTGTGGATCTGGAAAAGCTCTTTGCAAGTCCGGGCGTCTTTTATAAACTTTCATCACAACTGCTTCGAAAGTTTCGGTCTCTTTAGTCTCTGGCTCCGTAGCTGGCGAGCTTTCGGTCTCTTTCACCGAGACTGTAGCACTTTCTTGGATCTCAGCTGTCTGAACAACAGACTGTTCAGGAGTTGGAGAAGCTGTAGCAGCACTTTCCGAAACTGGAAGCTGTTGAGCGAGCTCTCCTTGCTGAACTTGCTCTTCTGAAGGAGCTGGTTCTGGAGAGTATTGTTTCTTTTTTCTTGCCATAATTACTTCTCCTCTTGATTCAAGACTTCTACTAAAATTTTAGCTAGCTTAGACCCGACGAGTTCAGACGAGTACTTCTCTCTGATAAGCTTATTGAGGCTCTCTCCGATTTCTTTTCTGAGATCAGGTCTAGAAGCTAAGAGAACTCCGTATTGAATCCAATGTTTGGGTTTAGATGCTAAAAATCCATTGACTTTATGAGTAATAGTTTGATTATAAGGAGGAACATCCGAGCAGACGACTGGTAAAGAGTAAGCTCCAGCTTCTAAAAGCTTGAGGCAAGACTTCGAAGCATGAAATTGAGAATCTCCCAGAGGGATCAAGACGACATCCATAGTTTTATAATGCTGTCCGTACTCATAAATAGGGAGAGCCTCTTGAACAATTAAGCGGTCTTTTCCGATCTCAGTTTCGAGCTCTTTTACGAGCTTAAACCAAATGTTCTCTTCTTCTGGGAGTGGCTTAGATACTACACGAAGTCCTCCACTCTGCGGATCTTGTACGACTTGGAGTATAGACCCTCTCTTATCATACCCTACTAAAACAAATTTGCTATTAGGAACTCGATCTAACAACGGTCTGAGGCTTCTTAAAATGATCTGCATATCATAATAGTGAGTGCTTCCCCCAGCCCATCCAAAATGAATTCCTTCGTGCTCAGCTTTCGGAGCTCTCCACATATTTGCTGAAAGATCGATGTGATTTTCTAACACTCGAACGTTAGGATTTAAGCACCGTAAGTTATCAGCTAAGATAGGCGTCGACGCTATAACGAGATCAACAGAAGAAATCGCAGACTTTAGAAGATCAAAAAGAAAGGGAATTTTTGCGATTGCAGTATATTGAGGGAGCACTTTTGCTTCGTATTCTAAGTCATCAGTCTCATAGACGACCTTCTTACCTAGAGCATGAGCGTATCGAATCAGACCCAGCTCATAACCAGGAGCAGTCATCGTCAAGAGTCTCTGGATGATTATTAGATCTGCTGACTGAATACTATAGATCGAAGGCGGGATTCTGGTGACTTTAAGAGCAAACTGTGGATACTCTTCTAAGAGCCGAGTATAAGGGATCTCTAGCCGATAGTAATAAACTCCAGCAGTCTGAGTAGTGATGATTAAGATCTTTTTCAGCCCTTTTCTTTCATACAGAAAGAAAGAGTCAGCTATCTGTTGATCTGCTAGCTTAAATGAAGGATATTTTTCTAAATCTAAAAGATTTTTAGAAACTAAAAACTTCGCTCGAGGGATTTCTTTCTCTGAGACTTCAGTTTCTTTTAAGACTACTACCGCTTCAGCTTCATCTAGCGGCTTAAGAACAAAATCTTTAGTAAATTCAAGCTCTAAGTCAGGATCGTAGTCAGCTAGACAGAAAGATCTAGCAAAGATAAGATCTTTTAAAATAGTGAGTTTGAAGTTCATCATAAAGTCAGTGTATGAGCTCTATTAAGCTGACTGGCTCATAGAAGAACTGATGAGAGACGTTCTTCTCTTTGAAGCTCCCCCAAAAACTCCAAGCGTCTAGAGAGATGCTTGTGACGTATGCTTTGAAATTATATAGAATAGAGTTAGGGAAGAAGCTATCGGTTCTAACAGAAGCAAATATCTTTCCAGTTGATCTTTCAACAAAGAGCGTCGCTCCACAGACTAAAGCAGCCCGAGAATTAAAGAGCTCTTTAATCATCTCTTGAATCATCCCCGGAAAGATCATCGTTCCTGGCGTGGGAAACATCAAAAAATCTGCCGTAGACGAGCTTATCGCTTTAGCCGCAGCTTCCCTCAAAACATTTAAGTCTTGAGAGAAGACAAGCTGTTCGACGAAATCAGGCTTTTTGAGTTCTAGAGTAGAAAAAAGATAGCAAGAGAGGCCTTTCTCAGCTTGTAGAGTACGCCCTAGAAAGTTATCAAACTGTACAGCTTCAGGCTGAGATAAGATCGATGTGATAACTTGAACTCGCACAATTAAAAATAGGTCAGAATTTCTGCCCTCGGAGGGGATCTAACTCAATTTCTGTCTTGGGAGACTGTCGATCAAATGTAGCAACTTTCTGCTTGAGGCTCTTAAGTCTCTCAAAAAGTCCGGCTATCTCGCCTCGGATCGCTGCTTTTCTTGGCTTTTGAGCAAAAGTCAGAGGGTATGCTTTCAAAGTAGGAGCTTTCGCTAAAAGTGCTTTCCCTCGAAGACTGAGAGAAAAGATTAACTCCACTCCGACTTTCTGAACGTCGACTGCTCCAGATCTCGCTAGAGGCCCAGTCGCAGAGAAAACATCCTTCTGCTGATTATAAAGATCAGTAAATTTTTTCTTTAAATCTGATGAATTCACTGATCCTTTAGAGTCAATATAAGATAAGACTTCGAAAGCATCAGTTCCGATAGCTGGATGCAGAAAGTATTCGGGTGGAATTCTATCCTCTCTTTCTTTTTTAGGAAGACCTATCTGAAATGGCTCTTTTATTCGAACTGGTCTTGAGACCGCTGGGCGCTGCGCAAGGGCCTGAGCTAATCCCGGGAGAGGCCTAAAGAAGCGATGAATATAAGCTCCGGGAACACCAGACTTTCGGAGTTGAATCTCATCATCAAGCGAAATATCTTTATTTTGATACGTTGCTTTTGTTTCTACGAATTCGAAGAAAGGGGGAGGTTCGTAGTTTCGTTGCGAGATATAAAAATTCTCGGCGTATGCAGGGAACTCTTTAGCTAGTTGAGCTGCAGAGACCCAGTCTCTGTTTGGCCCAGACAGCTCAACAAGACGTCTCAAAATATCATACGCGACAGTCCCTGGCCGAGCAGAACTCCAAGTTGATCTTGCAAATAAGCTCTCGGTGAGTTTCATGCTTTATTTACTCCTTACGTTTTGGGAAAGAATTTATCAAGCGATTCCTCAACATCTTTATAGCCTTTTGATGTCAAGAACTCCGAAGTTAGAGTCCGTACTGCTTCGACAGGATGACCTCTAGCAAGAGCTTTAAGATCAGTTAAGAAGTAAGTTAAGATCTGTCGGCTTCTCACGCTCTCAGAAAAAACTTTTGGAACTCTACCAACTGCTCGATCCCAGGCTTGTTGGAGTATAGACCTGAGCTTTTTCTCTAAGAGAGGATTTTTCAGTACTGGCTCTACTTTTGTGACTGGCTTTGTCTCTAATACTTCTTTTTCTGGCGCTAATTGAGCAGCTATGTCATTCCAAAGCTTTGTTAGTGTTCTGTCATCTATAGAATACCCTTTATTTAAGCAGTATAACAAGAGCTGCTCTTTATTTATCTTTCCAACAGGAGTCTTCGGGTCGCTTGTTATGATAGATTTGATAAGAGCCTTAATCACTATTGCCTCTTTAGCTTTTGGTGAGAGCACTCCAGCTAGAGTTCTTTTAGCATTTGCTTCTAGTTTAGATAAAAGAGCTTCGACGCTTTTATCAAGGACTTCAGTCGGGCGAGCTTCTCCTGGAGCTTTCTTTTTGAAGAATTCTTTAGGATCAATCACTTTGAGTTTAGTTCTTTTCTGAGGGATATACCTACGAATCTTTGAAGCTAGAGTAGGAAAAGTCGCGACTAGATGCTCATATCGCCGGCGTTTTACTTCTTCAGGTAAATCATAAAACCCTTCTGGATGTTCTAGATAAAATCCCTCTTTTTTCCCTAAGAATCTATCATCTTCTTGCTGGATTTTCTCAATAATGTCGGGATGAGTTTGGAGAAGTCGATTTATTCTGAAAGCTAAAATCCCTGGATCTCCAGCTTCTCGCGCTCCACTCTTTAAACGGCGTAAGTATTTTGGATCTAAAACTAGAGTTATTGGATGTGGCTCATAAGCTGAAGCGCTCAGAGGGCGATAATCAAACTCTTCCATTCGAAGAGCTTCAAACAAGAGCTTTCTGAGTTCAAGAGCTGCTCGAGTGATTCGATCTTCCATCATTTCTATTTTAGTACCCGTTTGTGCGCGCTAGAGCTTATCATAGCCCAGACAGCTTCTCTCTGCAGCAGAGGCAAAATTAGACGAGAGCTCCCATTTTGACCCAGATTAAGCTTCCCACAATAGCACCGAAGAGATTTGCAGCTATGTCAAGAGCGCTAGCGCCGTCGTCGAGAATCCAGCAGTCGACTATCCATTCATAGAGAAACCCCAAAACTACGGAGATGACTAGATTTGTTTCTAAGCTCCAAGGAAGAAAGACTACTAGAAATAAATGAAGCAAAAAGTGACAGAATTTATCAGGCCACCCAGTACCAGCAGTATTCCCTACGAGCCGATTAGGGAAGCTCAAAGGGTCTTCTAAAAAAGCTGAAGCCCATTCATTTTTGGTCCACTTCCAACCTAACATCGTTGCACTCCTCTCTAATGTAAATCAAGAGATAAAGTCCGAACAACAGTGCCCTTTGGCACATGAAATACTTGACGAATTATTTCTCCCGAACTCAATTGTTCATTATCTACTCCCGCCACTCTCTTGCCGTAGATTTTTGCAAGTATTAACCATACGACAGCTGCTACAGACCAAATAAGAAGGCTCAAACCAACTAGACTATTAAACACGATTTCCTCCTTTTTCTCATCTCTTTTTAGCTCTGTAGAGCATTGTAGAGCCGTTCTCTAAAAGCTGACAGATTATAATGCCGGCTCCTTTCTAGAGCCTTTAGCTGAATTCTCTCTCTGAGAGAATCATCTTCGAGCAAGCGCTTGGTCTTTTGAACGAGCTCATCTGGCGTCTCGATCAGAAATCCATCTTCGCCATCTGTAATTATATCTAAATGTCCTCCTCCTTTGAAGACCACTGGAACTGCTCCGCTTGCCATAGCTTCTGCTGTGACCAAGCCAAAGTGCTGGAACAGACTCGGAGATCGAGCTTCAGAGACGCCTAAACCTTCTATATGCCAGAAGACTTTAGCTCTGCGATACCAGTTGACGACTTCAGAAAAAGGCAGATCTAATAAGAGCTGGATAGAGCCCTGACTTCTCTCGACGATTGATCTAAGCCCCGAGACATACGGCGCTGACCAAGAAGAATCGCCTATAATAACAAACTTATATTTGTCTTTTAAGTCTGATTCTAGAAAAATTTTAGCCATCGTTGTTTGCTGCTTATTTACATCAATCCTTGAGACAGAGAGTATTATGTCTTCTTTTTCTATCTTGCTACTGCTCTCTGGGATGTTGTGAAATAATTCTAAGATCTCTGAATCTCTATTCCACATCTTTTTGATCCATTTTTGAGAAAAAGTAGAATTAGCAAAGATCTTCTCATACTCATTGAGAGCAGAAGGGCGAGTTAAAGGCAGCGGAAATTGGCAATACATTAGCTTTCTAATTGATCGCTTAGGAGGAGACACCCAGTAAGCATGTTCAGCGTTAAAAAATAAGTCTATATCACCAATAGAACTTACTTTACTCAAGCTAACTGTCTTCACTCGGCTTAGATCAACAGAATAACTTTTTTCTAAAAAAGGAATTAAAGTATTATCTTCTACGACAAGATAAACGTCATTCTGCTCAGCTAAGATAGAAGCAATAAAGCAAGCAACTTTCTGACCTCCCCCTAGCTTATGTATCATATAATCGTAAATGACCGCTTTGAAAGTCGTCATCTTCAGCTCGGCTAGCTTCTATTCAGCGATTCGAACGAGCTTGATCAATTGCAAGTTAGCCTCCTTGCTCGTTTTCTTCTTTTAAGATCTCTTCTCCTCTAAAAACTAATAGAAAGTTCTTTAGCTCTTTCGCTGAGAGCTCAGCGCCATCCCAAACTTCTCTTAGCGGCTCAAAAAGTCTTCGAGGAAGAAAAAATCTGATTTCATCGATAGCAAATTGCCGGTCTGCATCATGAACTTCTATTCTGCCCCCAGCAAACCCACTGTATCGAGGATCCATTATTCCCTCTTCAACAATCCATAAAAAGTATCGTTTCTTCACTTGTCCCTTCTCTCACTATAATCCCAAAACGCAGCTCTTAGAGAGCTCTAAAGACCGGAGAGAGCCGCATCATAGCTCAAACTCTTGATGCTCACTGACAGCTGAACTCACGATTCTCCGATCTTCAAGCTTCAAGACTTTGATCTCATCTGAAGATGCTGCTAAATCTGGGCGATGGGAAGTCAAGATTACTTGAGCAGGGAACTCTTCTAAGAGAAGCTCTAAGACTGACTTAGCATTTTCTAGATCTAAAGAATCAATAATCTCATCAAATACTAATATAGGAGAAGCTGAGAAGTCAGCTAGAAACTTAGAGACAGCTAATTTCAGCAAGAGCTGTAGCCGGATCTTTTCTCCAGTAGAGAAGAGCTCGTAGTCTCTCTCCGTTTTATCTTGCAGAGTAACTTTAAGCGCTATTTGATTAGTAGTCTTTTGAGTAGTCAATTTAATTGGAGAAGAAAAAAGTCTGGGAGACCACTTCGTCATCAAAGCTATGATATAAGAATCGTAAATTTTCTTCAAGAGGTCTAAGTAAGCATCTCCCAGAGCGTCTCGGACTTCTAAGAGCCCCGTCTTTTCTGCAGAAGCTCTCTTTAAGTCTTCTTCATAAGCTCTTAAGATGACTTGCTTTTCTTTTATCTCAGCGTCGAGCTCTTCGAATCCTTTCAGAGTTCTTGCACTAACAGCAAGATCTGCTGAAAGCGAAACTTGCTTCTGACGGAGCTTATCAAGAGCTTGACGAAGTGATTTGATCTCCTCTTCTAGAGAGTCTCCCCGAGTTTCAGAATCTTTTAAAGAAGCAGTTAAATCTTCAATGATCTTAAGTTGAGATTCTTTTAGAGTTCTCGGAATAGCTTGAGTACAGACTGGGCATCGATCTAAAGCTAGAAGTTTCTGAGCAGCAGAGATCTGCTGCTGAGTAGAGATAATCTGTTTTCTTAGTTCGGTATAAGCTGTAGATCTCTCGTTCAGCTGGCCCTCAAATCTCTGAAGCTCCTGATTCACTTCCTGGAGCTCAGAATGGATCTTTTGGAGCTCTTCTTTGGGCTTTAAGCTTTTCACTGACTCATACTGTTCTTCTAGTTTAGAAATCATACCTCTCAACTGATAGACGAGTCGAGCTTTTTCCTGCTCAGCGCTCTCTGCGTCAGCCATATAAGATTTCAAAAGTTCTTTCAAAGATTTATAAATAGCCTCTAGCCAGACTTTTTCTAGCTCACTCACTAGCCCAGACTTCAAAGATTGATGTGAAAAGAAGACTAAAGGAAGAAACTTCGCTGTTAAGGGAAAAGGAAAATTCAATAAGTCTCGCAGCTTCTGCTCTCCTCTAGTTAAGTTAGTAAAAGATAATTCTTCTGTAAGAGTTTTGATCTCCAGACGAGTTGATTTAGAGTCTCGAATCCTTCGAACAATGATAACTCCATTCGTCTCAGTATCAATGACAAGCTCAGCGCTCATTGTTTTTTCTCCACTTTTGACTAAAGATGAGGGTCCCTTTCTCGGAAGAACTGATCTGGGAGATGCGTTAAATAGCGTAAAAAGAATCGCTTCTTCTATTGCTGTCTTTCCAGCTCCAGAAGCTCCAGTTATACAAGTGATTCTAGAGGACAGATCAAGCTCTAAGAAGTCGAAGCATAGAAAGTTCTTAAGCTTGCAAGATTTGATCGTTGCCATTACAGAGAGCTGCCCTCTTCTTCGGGAGCAAAAGAACTCTTCAAGATAGCAGTCTTTGCTTCATCAGAGAAGAGCTTTTCGACGGCAGCTTTAGCTTCAGCAGACTGAACTTTATTTTTAAGAGCGTTCTTAAACTCCTCCAGAATATCAGTTTTTGAGAAGTCCTGGAGAGTTTTGATGCTCGATCCGGAGTCTTTAGCGTCTTCTGCAACTACTCTGACTCGGAGTCCATCTACTAGTTCTGTAGAGAACTCTTGATAGGTCTTTTCACTGAAAATCACTTCTAAAAAGATCAATCTCTCTGGATATTTATCACGGATCTCTTCGAGCTTATTTTCTATCCAGCTCGACGGTATGCTCGTGCAGTCTGCTGTTAAGAATAAGGGCTTCGTTTTTAAGATCAAGCTCTTTCGAACTTGTTGCTCGGTATCTATGAGTTCAACTCCGCCCATTAAGAGAGCGTCTAAGACTTGGACGTTTGTGACGGGAGTTATCGGAATCGAGCTATTAAAAGTAAGATCAAATGGCGCTCCGACTACGATACAGCTTCGTAAGAGTCTTCTGGTATGAAGATGCCCATTGATCCCCAGAGCTCGTCTTGGTTTTATGACTGATAAAAAGCTCAGCCAAGACTCTCCGATCATCGGCTGATTCCAATATTCTTGTAAATCAATATGCATAAACAAGAATAGAGGCCTCTGATCTTTCGGATCTAGCTTTGAGATCAGTGTGCTGAATTTCTCGCCATACGGCATATAGACTATCTGAAAATTTTCTTCATCTTCAAAAGTTATCTCGGTGATGACTTTAGGATAAAGCAGCTTCAAAATAGCTTCTGAGTCTAAGTCGTGGTTTCCTAAGATCACTCTTACATTATCAAGTTCTTTAGAGAGAGATTTTGTCAGATAAATCAAAGACCCTACAGACGTCACAGTTAGAGTAGACTGAGCGCCCTTATGCAAAAGATCTCCCAGTAAAATGATCTTGTCGTATCCCGTAACTGCAGAAACAATCTCTTTGATCATCTCTATTCGCTTCTTCTCTACTTTGTCAGCTCTGCTTTTAACTGAAGCTATAAAATATGGCAGATGCCCGAAATGGAGATCTCCGACTGCGGCGATCTTCAATTGGTTATGACTCCTTTACTGCTCTCTAAAATGTTTTTGTCTAAAGCGAGCAGCGTCTTTTGAGTATTTAGCTAGAAAATCGAGCTTCCGCTTCTTTCCCTGTGCTTGATTATGAATGCATTTCAGATCTTGTGCTAAGAATATCTTAAATCCCTGCTCTAAGATCCGAAGACAGTAGTCGTCGTCTAAAAAATACCACTCTAAAGCTTCGTCAAAAGGGCCTACTTGACGAGCGATAGAAGTATTCAAGCCCATACACGCACCGCAGAGAGCATTATAAGGCAGATTAAGCTTTAAGTTAATTATAAAAGTGTACTGCCCTCTGGGACCGAAAATGTGATTTTTCCCTGCTTCTCGAATCGTCTCACCATCAGCTTCGTACAGTACTGGAGCTACAGCTCCTATTGTTGGGTCGCGCTTTAAGACCTCTAAAAGAGAGAGCCAAAGATCTTTGTCTTGAACAATGATATCGTCATCTGCTAAAAAGAAATAAGGCGTGTCTATGCTTGGGAGTATCTTATTTAGCTCTTTTGAGTGAGAGAAGCTTGGCGAAAATTCGGTCTTGATATGAACAAGAGGGATGCTCTCAGGATGCGGGATATCTATGCGAGCTTCAGGAGAGAATACGAAAATTCTTGCTTCGATCATTGTTTTATTTGAAGAATCCCTAATCCAGGGAACTCTAACATCTCAACTGAATTCTGCAAGCTTTTTAGCTCTTGCCAGAACTCAGACACCCCTGGAAAAGCCGGGTGAGCAATGTCGTGAATAGCGATTATGCCACCGAGCTTGACCCATTTAGAAAAAGTCGAGTAATCAAATTTGACTCCCTCGTAAGAATGATCTCCGTCGATGAAGAGAAAGTCAATCGTTTCTTTCCAGCTGCTTGCTAATTGCTGTGAGGTCATATTATAGAAGATAACGTTGCTTGGGAGTTTGATTGTGAGTCTGTTTACTGGATCACAAGTAAATAATACACCCTGAGAAAGCGAGAGCCCAGCAGATAAAGCTAGTGTTGAAGTTCCCCAGCCGGTTCCAATTTCTAATCCCTTCTCTTTACCCAGCGCAATACCAAGAAGAATCCCGAAGTGCTTATCTAGATCAGTCTGCTCTTTGACTTTCTTTGTAAAGTCTTCTAAGTTTTTAAGATCAATGCACGTAGTCACCGGTGAACTCTCAGCTTTCGTCTCTCCTCTCTTAAAGAAGCTTGGTCTCTGCTAAGACTTCCGAGTCTGAGCTCTTCTTCAATAGAGCTGAGTCGACTAGTTTTACTGCTTTAGAAAACATTATGCGTCCTCTAGAGAAGTCGATCGGAACGTATACTGTTTGGCCTCTTTTCCAATATCTGAGCTTATCAGTATAGAGTTTAAGATAATTCATTCCATTGGAAGAGACCTGTTTTAAGATGATGATTCCATCTGCAGCTTCAGCTTTTCCTATTGATCTTGAAAGATTCGCTCCAGTTGGATCCGGAGTTAGAGCTGCTGCTCGATTTAATTGAGAAGTCGCGATTAAGCAGATCTTTTCTTCTTTAGCTAAATTATAAAGATCTGCAGCGATCTTTGCATAATCTCTAAATAAGCTCCCGCCCCCAAGAGACGTCGTATCTGGAGAAACTAGATCTAGATAGTCAATTAAAACAATATCAAATCGGCGTGCTGCTAAGTACGACTTAAGCCAAGCGACATCTATCCCAGCTGCGTCGACGATCGAAAGACACCCTATTCCCTGGAGAGAATTCAGGGTTGAGATAACTTTTTCTTTAGGCCAAGATGCGACTTCATCGAGTTCAGCGCCTGTAGCCAGAGCTAGATATCGAATAACTACTTCTTGCAAAGGGATCTCTAGAGTCAAGTGCAGAACTCGATGATTCTGCTTGGCGAAAAAATATCCTAAATTAGATGCAAAGAAAGATTTTCCCTCTCCCCAAGTTCCAGCGATGATGTAGAATCGTCTTGTTCCAAAATAATTTATTAGATCGGGTATAGGGCTCTCAAACTTAGTTTCTGATTCCCACACAGGATCAGTCTCTTTAACTGAGCCCAGAGAGATCTCTCTTATTTCTGGCTCGTAAGTTAGCTTCAAAGAAGTTTGCAATAAATCTAATGTCTGTTTGACTTTCTCCAACGGAAACTCTGTGTCCATAGTCGCTTGCACTATAGATGAAGCTGCTTCTTTGACTTGTTCGCTCTGAATGTAATATCGAACTCTAGCGATCGTCCTTTTGAGCTCTGGCAGCTCTAACTGATTGATCTCATCCAAAATTCCCAACTTCTTGAGGAGCATCTCTACATCTACTCCGGGCGTGATGAGCTCTTTAGATTGTTTGATGCTTTGAGAGAAGAACTTGATACTCTCTCCCAAGATTTCTCCCCAAGATAAACCTGAAGGGAGCTTTTCATCTACAGCATAAAAATATTTCTGCCCTAAGATGAGAAGCCTCACTAGCTCCCAGCTCTCAGGATTATTCGGATCTAAACTAATCAAAAGACGTAGCGTGCTCTTTATCAAATCTAAAGCATCATTTTTCTGTTGCACTTGGAGCATATTAGAATTCTCCTAATTGTTAAGATGACTCTTTGTAGTACTCTCCAGTTTTTATCGAGCTCAGGAGATTTAGAATCTTCTCTATGAGATCTTCCCTAGTCTGGCTTCTAACAAAAGAAACCGGAGCTTTTACTTGATTGGAAACCAGACGATAGACTCCGATCCAAGTAGCTGTCTGTCTCAGAATCCCCCAAACTGTCAAGAGTTCTGAATATCTGAAAGAATCTTCTAAAACGCTCTTGAGCCACTCTGGCTTCTCAGCTGAAGCTTCATATTTAGAAATCTCTAATAAGAGCTTTCTGGGAAATTCAGCATAAATTATATGATCGATGAAAGCCGAAGCTTTTACAATCTTCTGAGTCAAAGAAGATAAATAAGCTACTCCGACTGGCGCAGTGATCTTCCCGGCATTAAAAACTAAAAACATCAGAATATCTAGAGGGTGTCGATCACATAAGATAAGATCGTACTCTAATCTCCTTTCGTCAGCTTCTTTAAGCTTAGAATAGATCCTCTCTGCTAACTCTGCTGAAAGACTCAGATATAAGAGACTCCCTTCTAGACTGGAATCTAACAAATCACTCACTGACTTTACTTTCTCTGACTGATAGTTTTGGAAGACTTCTCTTATCGCTTCATCGATGACAAGAACTTTCCCCATCTCGGGAGCTTCAGAGACTCTTTTCAAGATAGAAGATTTCCCTACCCCAGCAGGTCCAGAAATTGCTACGATTCTTCCCATAGTTATCTCCTTATAGCAACTAAAGCGAGATTTAAGTAAGCCCCCAAAAGCTTTTCTTGTTTTGAAGAAGCCTGAATTCGAGCGATTAAGTGCGCTCTGAGCTGATCTTCTTCTTCAAAAGAAGAAGGCAAGTCCGACTTTATTGAATCAATTGCTTGATTTAAGCTAGTGTCATCTTTAATCAGAGGAAACTCTTCTAAAGTGAGAGCGAGATTTCTCAGATTCTTATCATCGCCCGTCTGAAAGAGCTTTTGGAGTAGCGAAACGCAGACGCCATCTTGAATTATTTTTAAGAAATTGTCGGGATCTCGTCGGAGAGCGCGCTGATCTTTATAGAAGCATGCAATATATACTCTGAAGTGCCACAAGCTAGTAAAGTCTTGAGGGCTATAAGTAGGGAGATCAAGCTTCATTATAGCTTGCTTAAAAGCTTCTTTCATAGTCCGGTAGACAGGATGAAGCGCCCAACGCTTTCCGCTTCTAATCGGGATTAACCTGACATTGACAGAAGGGATCTTCGGTGTAAAGATCTCAAGCTTGTAAGCTTTTTTGGGCTCTAGCTCTTTTGCGCTCAAAACATAGACTGCGAGCTGCTTGCTCGGCTTCTTCTTAGTTTTACGATTGTTCATAAAGCTCCTTCCAGAACGCAGAAATATTCTTTATATAAGAAATAGGACGAACTTCAGCGCTCAGCTTGAGATCTAAGATCTTGCCTATAACTTCTTTAGCTTCTTTTAATTCAACTCGAGTTAAGTCTTGTAAATCTTTCCCTTTCTGAAAAAATCGAGTCTTAAAAAGAACTAACGAGATAAAAAAGTGATGCTTGAGACTCAAGAGTTTTTTGTAAGTAGAGAATTTGAGATCTGTATCTAAAACTAATGTCAGAGTTTTTTCTTTACTCAGAGACTCTATCAACTTGAATAGAGCTCCTACTCCTCCGGGAGAAACTACTCCAATATTTGAAGTCTGGTCTGGATAGAATTTTTTAGCTAAAGTATAAAAGACGAAAGCATCTAAAGGGCCTTCAGTGGCAAATACTCTCTGAGCTGACTGCAGCGAGCCGATCTCAAAGATTCGATCTTCTCTCTTGCTCTGCGGATGATATGCTGTTAAAAATTTGGGAGAAGCTGAGTCTAGAGTTCTTCCTGTCCCCCAAAGCTTATCTCTTGACCAGAAGACTAAACGATTCTCAAATATTTTGAACTTCTCTAATCTAATCGGAGTAAGAGCAATACTTTGTATTCTAAATAAAGACTCAGCAGTCTCAAGAGCCCAGGGAATATACTCCGGACGATAATTTTTAGAACTAAAGAAAGCTGTCAGTCGACGAATCGCTTCTTTATCAAAAGTCGAGTCTGAATAAACAGAGAGCCCGTCGTAAACTGAGAGCTGATTTTTCTTTATAATCGAGAGCTTTTTAGTAGTATTTGCCGAGAACCTTCCTAAAGCGCGCTCTAGGCTTCTTAAAGATCTCCCACTCCGCCCGCATCGGAAACAATGCCATACTCCGTCAGCTTTCCTGATCCCCAGATGGAAGTCTCTGACTTGCTCAGGGTCGCAGAACGGACATCTAATATTGAGATCTTTTACGCTCTCTCTGAATTCTACTCTAGATTTGATGAAGTCTAGTAGCATCAGAATTAAATCAAGTCAACAACTGGTGAATTAGCTTCTTGGATCTCCAGCTCTCGGAGTGAGAATCGATCAAGCTCAGCAGAAATCTTTTGCTCTCTGAGCTGGAGAAGTTTTTCCTTCGCTCTCTCTGCTATTTTAGAATCTGGCGAGAAAGTTGGGAGAACTAAGCTGCGAGCCTCAGAGCTCATAGCTCTGAGATGATCTGGCCTCAAATTCACTATATTATAAAATAGAATCCAAGAAGCTTCCGGGAACTCTTGAAGAGCTTTGAGCTTAGATTTGAATTTAGTAGAAACTACATTTTTCGTAGCTAGCGCTTGAAGATGAGAAAAAGCTTCTTTAGCACTCATTTTAAGAAATTCATCTCCCGAGGTTTTCATTACTTCGTAGAAAAATTTCGGTCCAATTCCCTTTACGCCAGGGATGTTGTCTGATGGATCTCCGACGGTTGCTTTCCATACTGGAATAACTGCCGGGCTGAAATTTACTCCGACTTTTTTTGTTAGAAGCTGCCCAAGCTGAGCATAGAGCTGCTCGGTGTTTTTTGATCTATACCAAACTCCAGACCCAAATGGTGCTAGTCTCAAGTACGAAATATCTTTGTCTTTTCTGGTCAGAAGCTGTAGAAGATCGCTGTCTCCAGCAACTATAGAGATAGATTCAAAACCCTGGCTTAAGAGCTTCTCAAGAGCTAAAGAAATTATATCATCAGCTTCAAGCTTTGGTTGAGATATCACATAGCCTCCGCATTCTCGAAAGACTTTACAAGCAGTTTCTCGATGCTGGCTTATGAGCTTTTCGAGAGTATCTATCTCGTAACCCATAGCTTTTAAATTATCAGCAAGCTTCTGAACGAGCTTCTGTCGAGCTAGAGATCTTCCTTTTTTGTAGTCAGGATAGACTTTTGTTCTCCAATAGTCCGGATCTGGAGAATCTAAAGCTAATATCCAAACTGCTGGAGCTCCTCGAGTCAAGGAGATCCCGAGTCCCAGGAGTCTTCGCATCGAATTCCATAAAAAATATTCGGAAGCAAGAGATTGACTAGTAGTTAATGCTCGAGTATAAAAATCACCAAAATCCCAGATAACTACTTTTTCCGAATCCATTTTAAGAGCTCCTTTCGATCTACTATCAAAAAAGTGTCGTCTTTCGTTTTCTCTGCTAGCACTCTGAGCACTCTATCTAAAATAGCTTCTCCAGAGTAGGTCTTCGTCACATCAAGCTGAAAATCTCCCGGATCGTCAAAAAGAGCTTTTTCAACAAGATCATAAATCTTTAGAACTTTTTCTGCTGGCATTTGATCTAGAGCAGTCTGAACTCGGTGCTTTTTTAGAGCAGCTATGATCTGGTTAATTAAAAAGACCGTTGAGACTCGTCGTCTCTCATTTCGAGATGATGAAGACTCTGACTCATGATCAGTTAATTTCAAGTCTGTATAATAAGCTCTTTTCAAGTAATTTCGAGTCGTATTCTGAAAGATCTTGATCAGCCAAGAAGAAGGCTTTTGAGAAGGGTCGTATCTTGCTTTTGAATTGATAATTGCGAAAAAAGCTTCTGATACTATCTCTTCTCGGTCCTCTCGACGTAGATACCCTCGAGTGACTTTGATTCTTTTTGAAGTTTGTTCTAACCAAGCCCAGATGAGCTCGCTCTTAGCAAATCCGTCTTGAAGCAGAGCAGCTCTCAACGCTCTCTCTAAAAGAGCTCGATCCCTTAACAAAACTTCTAGCGGAGTATCTAAAATAGTTTCGTCTTCGTGAGAAGACTGAGCTTTTTTCGAAAAAAGCTGCTTGAGAGTAGTTCTTCGGACTCTAAACACATTTAGATTCCGACGTCTAATAGATCTTGTAAAGAATGAGTTTGTAAGATAGAATTTTTGAATGTTTCAAAAGCTTCTGGAGCTTGTCTAAAGAGCTCTACTAGTTCGCTTCTCAGATAGTTTTTCCCTTCGAATGGGATCCTGGGAGTTCCTATGAGCTTGAAAGCCGGGCGAGTAAAAGAAGCGATGTCTTCAAATCCTCTTTCATAATCGAAAAAGATTTTTCCTCTCCTGAGAGGCCCATGTTTGTTCTTCAGTACTCGTAAATCAACCCACTGACCGTCTTCTTCTCTTTTGAGACTTGACAATTCCAAGAGCTGATAAGCCCAGTGTTTTACAGCATATCCTCCTGGCATCTCTCCTCTTTCTCCATAGAAAGACTTCGGGAGAGGAGAGTACATATCCAAGTCAAGTTTTCCTCTATATTGATTAGTAGCTATCAGTGTTACCCTTGGCTCTTGATCCATGAGAGGAACCAAGTTTCTTAACGCGATCGACATGACTTGAGCATTCAGTCCCACAGGGACTAATTTTCTATTAAACTCTGGTTTCTTCGCTGAAAAAACATTCTCTAAAGCTTCTAGCTCAAGAGATAAAGGGCTTGCTGCTATTGAATCCCAGATGATAACAATAGGCGATTCAAAGATTTCTTTAGGGAGCCCGAGCTTTTCTAGAGCCTCTTCCGGCTTTCTTCTTTTTCTGCTAGTCATCAAAATGATAATGATCGCCTCTAAAACTTCTTCTAATGAAGTTGGTTTCAGGATCCAGATGTCTTTGCTCTTTCCTAAAGCTTCTAGCCGATCTTTGCTCATCGAGCATTCTGAATCTATAAAGAGTGGAACTTGCTTAGCTTTTATAACTGCAGATATCAAATTTGCGGCGAGCGTAGACTTCCCACCACCAGGGAATCCAGAGAAGACTTGAAACGCTCCGCTTCTTAACCCTCCATTAAGAAGATAATCGAGCAGAGTAATCCCTGTAGGAATAAGATTTCCTTCTGAAGCTTGCTCTATTGGTGAAAACATAAGCTAGTGTCTCCTATTAGACTGCTGTTTGGAGTTGAGCTCCATTCTGTGGTTCTTGCGCTAAAAACGCTCTAGCTGCTTGAGCGTAGAAAATCGCGACTTCTTGGTAGAAGTTAGGAGAATAAAGCAGATCTCTAAAAGGCCCAAAAAGAATCGACCTCATCAACGAAGCAGGATCTTTAGCTCGAAGTACTTCAATACTAGATAGAACTTGAGCTCTCAACTCTGCTGCGGGGCTTATTGCTTTGAAAGAAATTCCCTGACTCCAGTTTAAAGCTTGAGGGACGTTGATGCTAGAAGAGAAAAATGCTACCGGATGAGTCTGGTTAGTCTCAGGCGAAATAAACTGCCCAGATCGGAGTAATTTGCTTTTTTCGGGTGTATTGAGCGACGCTAAGAAAGGATCTCCCGCTGGAGAGACAGTGAGCTTTCCTGAAACATCTATCCACTGAAGCTTGACTGCTAAGAAATGATATAGAGTAAATGGCACGGGATCAATCTCACAGATTGGACACAGGTCTCCAAGATGGGGAGGGACGTTAGCTTTTGGGAACCCATATTTCAGAGCGCCCAAGCAAGGTGGCTGAGATTTGTCAGTTATCAATTTTGCTACTGGAGAATTCATCAGAGTAGGATTTTTGATCCTTTTTAAGATAAAATGAACTGGTCTTTTAACCCAAGGGTAGGGGTATTCGTTTGGAAGAGGGATCAAAGCAACGCCTAAAGATCTTGCTTGTGGATCTGAAACTATTAGATTTAGTAAAGAGTCGAATCTTTCTAACCTCCACTCTGAGAGAGCAGCTGGTCTAGACTTCGCTCTCTCGTTTATGAGAGCTTCTTCTTTTTGATCTTCTTTCAAAAGTTCTTCATAAGTCCAAGTGTCTTGAAGTCTCATCATAACTCCTTTTGATTAAAATAGCTTTTCGCAAACTCCCTTCGAGAGGGGGAGAAAACCCAGATTTCCGAGAATCCGAAAATCCGCAATAAAAGGGGGATTTTCTGGATTTCGGCCAAAAATGGGCTCGAAATCTCCTTAGAAAATCAGCACTTTTTTCGACCTCGAAAAAGCTCATAGGGATTTCTAGAGGGAGATAAGGGTTTATCTAGGGCTAAATGCAGAAACGTGGCTTCTAAGGCTTTCCCTAAGAGAGCGCTCTAGAGAGAGCGGGAGAGACGGGCATTAGTTTTCTGAAACTAAGACCTCGACCGTTGCTGTTTGGCTTGCAGATTGATTAGTTATCGAAACTAGATATCTCGAGGGTTCTTGCAGAGAGATCAAAAGACTAGAGCTCACATAAATTACATCATCTGGAGTGCCCTCTTGACCGATCTCAATTTTTAGAGGCTGAGTAGTTTTGAGGTAAATTCTTCTGATCGGAAAAGAAAACTCGTGTGATCTAGTCTCTCCAGTAGCTAGCGTTTCGACGAAAGATTCGTATCGAGTCTCTCCTGTAGTGCTTATTGACTCCGTATTGCTAAAACAAAAAATCGACTCATTTTTGTCAGGATCTTTCAAAATAACTCGAGTTTCAGATAAAAGAGTCTTCATTGAGACTTCTTCCTCTCCGAAATCATCCGGAGCTTCGTTCTTATGTTCTCTAGACGCTCTGCTACTTTCATCGATGCAAGCCAAGTCTCGATGTCTCTGTCAGAGAGCTTCAAAGTCTTTTGAACTATTGAAAGAGCGCCCTTGACATCTTTCTTCTTAAAAAGAAGTTCTTCAAACTCTTTAATTTCTGCTTCGTTAGCTTTTTGATAGAACTTAACGAGCTCTGTAGCTCCTAACATCCCCGAATAAATTGCTTCTGAGAGCATTTGTAGCTGATTCCTCTCTCTCTCAACTAGCTCCCTAACAAATCGGCTAGTCGACTAGTCGCAGCATCTGGAATTGTTATTATAGAAGAAAAACCAAACTCGCTAGAAGTAACTTGAACTTTCGCTCCCCGTGGCAAAAACACTTCTAGATTCCCATCAGAGTCAGTTACGCAAGTTATGACTTGACCGCTCCAGCAGCTCCCGGCATAATTATAGGGCAAAGAAATGATCTTAAAAAGAATTGTTCTTCCCGAAGCTGGACTCCCAGATGGCATCTTAAAGCTATCATAAATCTGACAAGTTGTATTGTCAGGAGGAAGACGAACTGGACCAGCAAGCGGGCTTTCATTGCCGGCTTCATCGACAGCACTGACGAAATATCGATAATCACTCGAGCCATTCGTATCAATATACTCGCAAGTTGGATGCATAACTTCATCAATTCTGGTAATTTCGCCAGTTTTTATGTCCTGGCGATAGATGTTGTATTTGCTGATGTCGGGCTCGGAGTTTGGTGTCCAATAGATTCTAACACTCATAGTTGCTCCTCATTATCTTTTTGGTAGAGGTGGAAGTGGAGGTTGAGGAGGTGGAAGTAGTCCGCCTCCGTCTGATGCTTCTTCTATGTTAAGCCCTGTGGGTCTTGACGGAGGTAGATCTACTGATATCCCTTCGGGTTTTGCCGGGGGCGTAGTGTCATACGGAGGGTCATAGAGAATACCAACTTTACTCACATAAGGGAAGCGATCTGACGCCAGATACCGATCTTGCAAGCCGATTCGGATCTTTACTTGATTGGTCTGGAGATTTATGTCAGGCAGAGCATCAAGATCATATTCAACCCAGCCAGTCCCATCCCAGTATTGGACTCTTATTTGCTGAGCATCTGCATAAGAATCACTGTAGCCCTTGCTGAAACCACCTTCAACGATGATCTTCTTTAAGACCGAGCCCGGTAAAAGGTCTTTGGTGAACTCGGCATAAGAATTCGAAAAAGTATTATCACCCCAACGAATAACAAAAATCGGCTCTTGAGTGTAGTAACCCCAAATACCTTTGAATGGAAAGTATGCTATATAACTCTCACTCATATCAAAAGATAAACAGTAACTGCTGGGGACTCCCTCATATCCATCAAAACGACCTACCTTCGAAGGAAGAATTATGAGTTTTCTGTTCTCACAAGTCTCAGCATCATAGAATAGTATCTTTAGCCCAGCGACGATACAGAAGTTACCATCAAACTTCTTCCTCAACATAAGAAAATCAGGGGGAGAGCTGCTGAAGTAAAAGTTAGAGTTTGCTAAGTCATCAGTCTCCCCATACTGCTTCTTGGACCATAATATCTTGTCTGAACTCTTAGAGTACTTCGCGAATTCTATGTATCTCCAGGCCCAGAATATGTCTTCATCTTCAGTGTAAATATTACTAATCCGGTAGTTTAACACACTTCCAAAGTCTTCTATGATGCTTAAATCTGCCTTACTGATTTTCCGTAGTATCCCTGGCCAACCCGTTCCACAATATATAGCATTTAAAGCCAAAAATGGAGGGCAATAGACATTACCTACCACTGCTGCAGAAGTCAGCTCTGTCCCGAAATCTGACAGGCGGACTTTCTTGATGTAATTACCACTCCATAAATACAAATAGCTGGCATCTTTTCCGAAAATTTGGTAATTTGCTAACTCGTTGTCTGTTCTTTGCTGAAGGATATTTAGAGTCTCCGGATCAACTTCTACTAACCAGGGATAAGTCCCGCCAGTTCTACTACGAGTCATCCACATTCTGTTTCCTTCAAGAAAAACATAAAATGTATCATAAGATCCGCTGATGACGTATCTTTTCACTAACTTCTCTATCGTCAGTCTTTGAGGGAGAGTCCCAGAAGCAGGTTTTAATTCGACATTTCCATAGCAGACACTTTGGTCAAGAGGGAGTTCAACAAAGTTCATTAGCCACCTCGCAGCAAAAAAATGATCAAAACCGCAGGATACGAATTATCAAAAGTCACTATTGTATCACCATTTGCTGCTGCTGTATCCACTACATCTGTCCGCCAGAAGTTACCACTACTACTACTACCACCGCTACTTTGAGAAAGTCTTTTCGCAGTATCCCAGGGAAGAGGGACTGGTTGCTTCTGATCAAGACTCGGACTTGAAACCAAGAAAAAACTCAATAAGAGAGCTGCGAGTAACAATCTAGTACGTAACATGCTAAATCTCCTTTTTTCACTTAGCAAAAACTTGAGCTTTGAAAGACCCTGATGCATCTGCGCTTAAGTGTATTCTGAAGCGCAGATAATTACAGACAGGGATATCTAGTCCGACCATTTTATTGCTGTCTCCAGAAGCAAAAACAGCTAGCGAGTCCCAGCCAGACTACAAGCTTTTGTTATACGAATAAGAACCGTAAAGAATCACAGAGCCAGCAGTCAGATCATTATCACTCAGAACAGAAAAGTATCCCTCTACTAAAGGAGAAAGCCTCAAAGTATCAGAAAGAGTATCTGTCGTGGGAGTAGAGAAGCTGAAGATCTGTTTTTCTTCTCCCCTTGAAAGAAGCTGCTCTCCTCCAAAGATCAAAGAAGATAACAAAAGTAATGCAAAGAGCTTTTTCATGAAGAAAAGATCCCTCTCTCAAAGTTATTATCTGAGACTTGAAAGCATGAAGAAAGTCACTAGAGCCGCGCAAGCCGAGACAAAGATTTTCCATTGTGTTTTATATGCAGGATCAAGAACCCAAGACAGAGCCGAGAACCAAGCAAAAGCAACAACGAAGACTTTTATAAAAATCCCTAAAAGAGTCATTGCTCACTTTCTCCTTCTCTTTTAGCAGCTGAAAGCCTTGCTTTAAGCGCTTTCAATCCCGAGACTAGCTCTAAGACTACTGGAATTCCATCGACTGAATCAGGATAGAGTCCAGAAGTCTCTGGATAATAGCTTTTCTTTATCTGAAGCAAAATCGCCCATTTAAACCCGTTAAGATCAATTTTAACTGCATAAGCATTTAAAAATCCCGGAATCTCTGCCCACTTTTCTTTATATTTCTTAATTGCTTTTTCAACATCAGACTTATTCATAGCTTGTTGCCCTCTTCTTAGACTTCTCCTAGCAAAGTCACTTCAGGAGCTGAAGTTGGAACGATCGCATTGTTATAATCAGATCTGAGCTGATTATAAGCGCTTATCAGCTGGTTGATTTTATTCTTTAAAATATCAATTTTTGCTTGAATTATACTGTGCTCTTCATCTAGCTCTTGATTTATTGCTTTTGCTATTGCTTCGCAGATAGAAAAGACTCCGTCATCATAATCAGCATTCCAAGCAGTCCCTCCTTCTTTTAAAGAATCTTTAATTACTTGATCTGGGCTCTGACCGGCATAAGTTTTAATAAACTGAGCAACTTCTTCTTTTGTTATAGGAGTTCTAGCCATCGTTCTATTGGATTCCTCCCGGAGGGATAGTTACGGGTCCAGGAATTGCTCCTCCAATTCCAGTAGCTTGAGCTGCAGTTTTAATATGAAGAACAATCTGCTCTGCTAAAATGTCTATCAATCCAGCTGGAGCAGGAACGGTCTTCGTAACAGTAGTTTCTTGGCCAGTCTCGGGATCTATTTCTGTAGATGAGACGGTTTTGGGTAATTGATTTTTTATCTGCTGAGCTAATAAAGCTCCGTTCATCATAAAAGCAATCTCCTTAACAAGTTTTATGTCGGGAAGAAAGCAAAGACTTATTCGGAGGGCTGACAAACATCGGAGACGGAGGAACACCAATTATAGAGCCTACAACTTGAAGATAAGAGTAGATCTTTGCTAAATAAGATAAGAGCTGATATCCTAAAACTAGAGGTTGCGAAGCTGATTCCGAGCCGATTTTGATTCCAGCTGAGTCCATCAAAATCGTATCTGTGGGAGTCTTCAATTTCAGAGAGTCTTCTTTAAGATCTTTAATCCTTACTTTAGCTGGCAAAAGAACTGCTCTGTGAAGCTCTCCTCCCTCTAAAAAGATCATTACGTCATCGCCCTTTTTAGGGAGGATATTCAAAAGACCCGTCTCAGAAGGGAGTTGTCCGGGAATCAAGATATATTCTACTCGAAGCGACTCTAAACCAAGCTCTTTAACATCTACTACCACATCATCGCTTGTCACTTCTACGACTTTTGCAGAGTAGATCATGGTGCGCTATAATTTAAGTTATCTGTGAGCAAGTAAGCATCGAAGCCATTTGTACTTAACGTTTCATCGATTGCTAAAGCTGTCGTCGGCTGATATCGATCTGAAGCTATGTTTGATTGAATCATAACAAAAGCGTGCATAGGAGTCCCTGTTGTGAAGCTTCCTGGCTCTGCTAAGATTCCGTACCCGCCAGATGAAGGAAATTGTACTGTGCTTGGACCTCCGATTGTTAGATAATTGCTATTTACTCCTAAGAACAACCCTTTCGTGTGGATTATTCTTCGCAAGAAGCCTCGATAATAACCGCTTTCGGGATCACTGCGTCTAGTAGTAGTATCTCCCTCAATCAAGAACAAATTATTTTCAATTCTAGAGTCGTAGCCAGTTAGAGAGATCACGTCAAATGACGTTGATCCCGTAGTTCCCTGGTATTCTCTAACGTAGATATAAAAGCTGTTCTCTGCGACCTCAATTCGAGTCCCTGCAAGATCTATCAACGGAACAACAAGATTTGTGCTCCCAATTGCGCTGGGCTCTCTTAGAGCTCCTTTCCAGATGATTTTGTTGCCTAAAAGTTGTAAACGCAACGGCACAAGCTCATAGCTCTGCTCTGCGCGCAGTTGCAAGTAATTTGCTAGATTTGCATCATAACGATTTGGGTCTGCTCCTCTGCATAAGATAACAGAAACTAAGTAAGAGTTGGAAGTTCCCTCTCTAACTATTGTATTCTCGCTTATCAGATTTGCTAAGTCTGCTTCAATGTATGAGGGATTTTCGAGGAACTTTTTTCCGAAAGATCCCGCGAAGAGGTTAGTAGAAATAGAGGGACTAGCTTTTATGAAGTTTTTAGAGAAAATTAAGCCGTTAACAGTAATTTCGATTGAGCTTGCAAGATCTATAATTCTGTTCCCAATAACTTGAATACAACTAGCGGGATAATTTGTATAAAGTGCTTCATCGATTGTCCATTTCAAGCTCTGGAGATCATTATCTAGAATCTGAATATTATGAAATTTAGTATAGCGAAGAGCGAAGCTGACAGATTTTAACGATGACGACTGAATCAAGATATCTTTTCTTACTGCAAGAGAAGTCTCGTCTCTCTTGAATCTAACTTCAGCTAAAGGAAGTTTTGAGCTTAAAATAACAACTTCTGAAGCGTCGAAAGTTAAAAGCAGCCTCCCAGCTGCAGCATCAGAGTAGCAATCTTGAATCCAGATCTTTTCTGAATTTGTTAAATCCAAGAAAGCTCCTTCTCCGTTTGAGAACTCGCCTGTATAAGCAGGGAGAATACATCGGAGGAAGACTAAATTCTTTACGTTTGACCCCGTGATCTGCTCACTAGTGGACGTCACTAAGAATCTTAAGTTTTCAAACATTATATTCGAGCAGTTAGATAAACTCAGCCCGCCAGAAAAATCTAGCTTTGAAGAATCGCCTAAACTAACAAAAGCGACATTGTCTTTTCTCAATGCCAAAGGCTCGTTCGCAGAAAACGTTCCTCTTCCAACATAAACGATCACTGCTGCCGTAGCTGGAGCTTGATTGACAGCATTGATAGCATCTTTTAGAGTAGAGTAAACGTTCTCTGCGCCCCCAGATCCTACGTCAGTAGTCAGATAGATTTCTTTGATCGCCCAAGCGTTGCTGATTTGATCTAAAAGCCAAGAGATTCTAGCTTCAACAGAAGTCCCATCACTCAACGAGATTGCGTTAGCCCAGTGCTGAGGCCCATTCGCTCCGACCTCTGTGTAGCTTATCGATGACCCACCGAAAGAATTTGCTCTTCTATGAAAATCTAAGAATTGCGCTAAAGTCTCACTCGTCGGATTAGAATTATAAGGAACTAATCCAGGGTAAGTGCCAGAGATTTTAACTGCTGCAGCCCAGTGAGAAGCTGGAGCTGGAGAAGACCCTGAGGGATACTTCGTGTGAGAGTCGAAGCTAGAAGATAGATTTGATATGTCACTCACCGCATTGTCTATTCTAGAAGGAGATGTAGGCGAAGCTTGAGACATCGTAAGACCCCAGATTTCTTGAACAATATACGGGAGCCACTGTAATGTTACAGTGAGCTTTGATTCTAGATCTTTTAGCTTATTAGCTAAATCTTGTAAAAGAGTAGTAATTCTCAAACTCATTATGTCGTTGTCTCCTCTCTAGACCCTAGTCCCAACAAAAGCTCAAACAGAGCAATCGCATTGCTCAAGGATCGTATTGCTAAGTCTAGCTCTTCTAATAGAGATTGAACGATTTCTTGACGCTCATCTCTAAGAGCATAAGAAATTTTTACATTCAGTGATGATAAAGTTTCTTCTTCTAAGAAAGCAAAGTATGGCTTCAAATGAGCGTCCAGCCCTAAGATTGATCCACTTGACGACGTCTGGCCAGAAACATTCGAAGCACTTACTATTACTGTTCCTATTCTTACTAAAGAGAAATCTGTATACCAAGGGCTAATTGCCTTAGTTTCATCTTCTTCTAAAGAAGACCAGTCACCCTCAGTAGGATCATACTCTGCTACTCCAATTTTAACGGTTAAAGAAGAAGCGTAAGTTGCAAGAGCTGACTGCCGCTGACAGGCTTTTAGAAATACTCCAAAATATCTGGGTCTAGTTTGAGCTGTTGCTGGAACATAGATCTTCGGATTCTCAAGCATATAAACTGTATAATATCCTTTTAAGATCTCATCTCCTCTGCTGTTTGAGACGTAAGCTGGAACAATAGCAGTATGAATATTAGATTCTGACTCTCCTCCTGGCATTTCTAGAGATTCGCCTCCCAATCCGCAAAGAGGAATTTCTATAAAATAAGATCCAAAAGTCGAAATTACTTGATTGATTCGCTCTATCCCGCCATCATTTATAGAACTGAGTTGGACGATCGAGCACGAAGTAAGCGGAATTTGGGCAGAAATATCGTAGCTCGATCCAGCGACTCCTGGATAAAGACCTGCTAAGAGAAAACCTGACTCTATCCCTAAAGAGCCTCTCTGAGCACTCGCAATTCTGGCAGCTAGTTGATCAGTCGGATAGCCAGAAAGCGGCAAAAACTGCAAAACTCTGAGTCCTTTTCTTGAGCTGTCAAAATAGTAAGGCGTCCAAGTAGGAGCGCTCATTACTGTTCTTCGCCTCCTGAGAACCCAAACTCTAGATTCAGATCTAAATAAGCATCAGTATCAGTCTCTAGATTGATCAAAGGCGTTGAAATCAAGAAAAGAGTTCTATAATATGAGCCACTCAAAAATGAGAATGAAAAAGCATTTATTGTTAAAGAGCCCGGCGAAGGAACTGCAAGAGTGATTTCTAGCTTCTGAGTTTGGGAATTATATTGATACGAGTTAGCAGACCCTCCTAAAAGACGGAGTGGCAAGATAAGCCCAACAGTTGTGAGCTTTGATTCGACAGGATCAGGATTGTAAGCTTTATATAATTTTTGTATAGTTAAAAGCCAAGAAGACTCTAAATTTATCGTGAGATAAGGAGTCTCGATATCTCTGTCGTTTCCAGTCTCAGAAGCGACAAAAGGATTGGGAATTTTAGGGACTAGTTCAGTTGAATCCCAGAAGCTAGAGTCGTATCCCAGCTTAAGACGCTGCAATAAGCGATCAGCTGATCCTCCAGTCTTGAGTGAAGTGACTAATATTTGATGAAATCTGTCTGTTGGAACACAAAAAGCCAAGTCCTCTGTCCTCTCTCGTTTATTTTAGCCCATAGCAGACTCTGCCGAGCTTTCTGCTGGAGCTGGTGTAGGCCGGATCGCGACTCTCACTAATTCTACTCCAGTTGAAGTTTCAACGCTAGCTGGACCCTTAAGAAGCAAGTGCTCATCAAACTCCACTGCTTTTAAAGTCGGGACTTGAAGCTTAAAATGAGTCCTCGCTAGCCAAGGGAGCGATTCTTGTACCCAAGTTGCTCCACTGAGAGTTGCATTATTATCATGCCCAGAAGCATCATAAGCTATCGTTCCCGACCCTTCCTTCAGTCTCAGCCAGAGCACTAAGCTCTCTGTTGAATATGGAGTAGAATGAAGACAATTATAGGCGATCTCTGTCGGATCTAGAGCTCGGTTATGAATTCTCACTTCAGCTATTTCTCCGTTATAAAACCACTGAGCTCGTCCGATCAATAAATCTTCAGACGAATAGTTAATATCTCTTGTCTCAGCAAGTCTTCCTTTTTCGACGCCATTAACATAGAGTCGTAAATAATGGTGATCATAAGTTACTGCAATCTGATACCAAACATTTGCGCCTTCACTTAACGCATCCCAGTCATCGATACTCCTTGGGCCCGGGTCTCCAAAATTCATCTGAATCCCCAGTCTTTTTGACATTCTACTACCACCCTGCCAGATTCTCCAGCCATAACTAAATCCTCCCCACTGCCCGCCATTCACGATGATGCCATACATATTTTCATCAACGACAGCCGGCTTAACTCGTAGCTCGATCGTTAAATCCTGAGGCCTCAAGCTTGAGTCGTTTCCGCAGTTAGCATAATCATCTATGCCATCAAACTTCAGAGCGTAGCTAGTTGAAAGTTCTTCAGGAAACTCTATATAATCAAGCTGCTTAAGAGAATTAAATCGGCTTTTGATTAAATCTATTCGAGGGAGTGGCTCTCCGATAAGAAAAGAAAAGTCATACCAGACTTCGGCCGGAGTATTTGCCCGAAGAAATCTTCTAACCATCGGAATAAATGAAACTTTAGAACCACCAACTGGATACGGAAGCCACACAGAAGGGTTCTGCGAGTAGAAAAATCCGAACTTGAATTTGAAGAAATTCGTAGGGACTAGAGAGTCTTTAAAAGCTAAGTCTCGAGCTCGATCTCTAGACTTAGAATCAAATACTAAAATATCTTCTAGCTGCTCAGTATTTAAATTATAGAATTGATGATAGACTTCTTTCAAATAAACTCCAGCTAAAGCAGCTTTAGCAAAGATCGATTCTAAACAGCCCTTCGCTGCTTGAGAACTCAAACGGAGATGCGATCTCACAATAGAAGGAAAAACTTTTGAAGTCGCGCCTCTTAGCTCGTTGTGTATTGGGACAAGCTCGCCTCTCCGAAGAAGAAGCAGCTCAGAAGAGCTCGGATCTACAACTCTTTCTTTGAAGATCTGGTCTCTTAAGAAAAGATAGAGACTCCAAAACCCAGTGATTAAAACTTCTGAAGTTTCATCATCTGGGATGATATCAAAATTCAGATCACGATACCTAAGAAGGAGCTCGTTAAAAAGCAGAGACATAGTTAATCTGGCACTCTGTTGAGAGTTAAGAGCTTTCTATGTTCAAGATCAAAAACTGCTGTCAGAACACATCCTAAAGAGGGTCCAACAAGCGTCCCAGCCACGGGAAGAGCTTCTGTTATTCTATAAAATCTGCTTCCCGGATAATAAGCATAGTATTGTGACTCTCGAGTAACATCCTCAAAACTCGAGTCTAAGTAGCCAAAGGGCTGAACTTCTACGAAATCTAAAGGTAAAGGCATGAAAGGATCTCTAAAAAAAGAGCTGTTTTGATCAATCACTTGCTTAGCATCTGCTCTCCAAGAATCAAGAGGGATCCCTATCAAGAGATTTCTTTTCTCACTGATCCCAAAGACCGCTAGCTCCAAGCTAGTCGGCTCCTCTCGATAGAAAGCTTTTGTCTCAAACACCCAGAACTTAGAAGGGACATTTGCTTCTTTTTCTTCTTTGATCGAGCCAGCTACAAACTCCTCTCTGAAGAACTCTCGAGGAGACGTCGGTAGATCTAAGTTTTCTTTTTCGGTTGGAGTAGGAGAAACAAGTCTTCCCAGGTTAAATCGAGCGCAGAGAAGATAGTATCTTATTGTTACTCCCCATAACAGAGCGCTGTTTATCAGCCATAAATTCCAGTAATCTTCACGGTTCTTGAGCCACCAGTCTTTCTTGGGTCCTCGGGGCTTCTTGATGTTTAGAACTTGATCTTTAGTAGAAGGCATAGAACCTTACTCGACTTCGACTGGAACTTTTACTTTTATAGTAGTTTCTGTCTCGGGTGATCTAAATGGGGAGTCTTCAGGCAGCTCAATATCGATTCTAAATTCTTGAACAGTGGGATCATCAGACTTAAGAGCTGTAATTTTAGCTTCTCCAAGAGCTGAAAATCCCCATACTCTACTCCAATTAGCTTGGAGCCAAGCAGCTACTTCCGTTCTAGAAAAAATCGACTTATAGCCCAAAGACTCCCTGAGTAGCACCAAGTCTTCGCCCGTTAGTAAGATCACTAACGACTTAGTAAAAAATTCTCCCGCAGTCTTCTGCTTGTATGGATATAGAGTCTTTTTCATCCATTTAACAGAGCTTCTGCTCTTTTCCTCGCTCGAAATTGCTTCTGCTTTCTTTTTTCAGAGGGCTTTTGATAATATTCTTTCGCATGCACGGCTTTAAGAATTCCGAGCTTCCAGACTTTTTTGCTAAACCTTTTGAGCAAATGCTCTTGAGTCTCTCCGGGACGCAGATAGACTGCTGCTCCCCACTTAAACAAGCCATTTTCTTCAGCCCAAGACGTTTTTCCCATTTCTATTGATTTTAAGATCGCCGCAGTAGAGACTTGCTAACTCACTTTTGCTTCTTTGCTTTTTCGAAGTCTTTTATGGAAAAAGCCTTTGGCTGCTCCTTTGGAAGAGCTGCTCGTACCCCTCGATGAAGATTATTAACAGAAATCTGATAAACCCAGATAGAGCTCTTTAAGTCCAGAAGATGAGGGACAGAAAACAAGAATAAGAGATCTGAAGCAAAGAGCTCTAAAGAAGAAGACCGGAGATGAGCTGAAGTCACTGCTATTGCGTCGTCATACGAGATCTGAATCAAAGATATACATTCATCAGGGCGCGCTACTACTAATTTTCTTCCTATCTGTCCGAAGAAGTATTTAAGAGTTTCGATCTGGGCAGATAAGAGAGCAATGAAAGCCCGATACTGGACTAGTTCTGCATTAAAATGAGATCGGAAAGAGTATGGCTCTAAGAGACGAGCTAGAGTTTTGAATTCTTGATTGAAGTTACTAGAGTGAATCTCGAACACTAAAGGAGCAAAAGCATGCTCATCGACTCGATAAACGCTCTCTTTCTCTAGCAAAGGCAGAGAAGCAGCCTTTTCAAGGAGCTTTTTTACATCTTCAAAAGTGGCTTCAGAATCTTCCATAAGATCCTCCAGGCGAGCCAGATTGCTGAGCTGGGGGATTTTGCGGAGCTTGTGTGACGGGAGAAGCTGGAGGGACTGGCTGTTGAGAGCCCTGAGCAGGGAAGCTGCTTGCTGTCCTTGACAACGCTGTGCTTACGTCCAGAGCCTGCTGAGGCGTCAGATTTATCATTCGTCTGATTCTATCTGTTGCTTGATCAACTACTGCTAGACAGATATAAATCTGCCCTTTATAAGACCTTGTTCCTATTGCTAAGTACTGCCTGAAGTTCTTAGGGATTCTAGCAACCCAAGTTATATCAGACTGGTGCTGAGCACCTTGCTGCTGACTTGAATCCAGCGGAAGCTGGTTACCTCTTCTGTTTGGATAATAATATGGCATTTCTTGCCTCCTTGAAACTTTAACTGCAGAAAACTTCTTTTTCTTTCTTGCTTATTTTCTCAAATCCTGCTTCATCTCGAGTAATGTCTAGATACTCGTTTGGCGCAGGGATTTTAAACCCCAGACATTCTTCTTGGATCCTCTTACTAGTATTTGGGAAAGGAAAAGATGCAGCATCTTTACTTTCTTCTGGCATAGGCCATCTTCCACAGCCCTGGAAAAGTGCTGCATAATAAGGGTTCGTCGATAAGCATTTCTTAGCATAATCGCATCTTGGTCTCATCACATCTGCTATCATATACCATCCCTCATCGATCATAAACTGACGGAGTCGCCACGACATAGAATTTATAGCGAATTCTTCGCCGAAACAGGCTCTTCCAGAGAAAAATGCTAACCAAGCTCGAAGATTTCTCTGAACTGTATAGGGATGATGATATGACATCGGGAGTATGCTTCTTGCATCTTGGTACGAGAGCAGCTTCTTTGTGATTAGCCAATGATACAGCTTTCGAACTTCTTTAAAATGTTTCTCAAGCTTCTTTCGAATCTCTGGATCATCATACAAGCTGGGGTATAAAATAAAATCGCAATCGAGTCCTCTCGCATTGTCCCTACATCCAGAACTCCCAAAAACACTACCCACTCGCGAAGTACGATCTTGGCAGTTATGAATCGTCGCGCCGAGAGTTGTATAGCTATTCCCTCTTGGAACTTCTAAATTAAAAACTCGCCCAGTATATAAGACTTGTTCAGTCTTCCTAACAAGACGAAGCAAGAAGTCTCCGACTCGAATTACTTTCTTTTGCGCTGGATAAAGATTGGGTACTTCATTTAGATCTTCAGTAGTATCATGCAATATTAACCAACCTTGATCATGCGGGTTTCTATATCTCTTTGACGCTTGAGCTCGGAGTATTCTAAACCGAGTAGATAAACCAAGCTTTTCCGCCAGAGTCTTCATTCCCAAGATAAGTTCGAGTGAAATGCTGCAAGCTTTCCATCCGTGTTTAGACTTCCAGCCATCGCCTTCGAGATATGCTTCTAAAAGAACTTTAGCTAGAGGCTTCTTCAAAGAATATACCCAAGAAGGGAGGCGTTTCTCTATCTCAGTCCGTCCGAATTGTTCACTTAAGAACTTCGCAAAAGCGTTATTTTGGATCTCAAACCCATGAGAGAGCTTTTTAGTCAAAGCATTTACAGGGAATCTAGCGTCTGAAGGGAAAACTTTTAAGACGGAGTCTTTTAACTTTTGAGCATATAAATCCGAGCGCCCTAGAGAGAAACAAACGCGTTGTCTCTTACGGGAAGTTTTAGGCACCCATCCTTCAGCTAGATACCATCCAATTATTCTGCACAGATCTTCATCGATCGTCCGCTTTCCCAGACGATCTTTATCATCAAATCTAACTGCGTGATGTGTTATTCCGTATTGATTTCTTCCAATTGTCGGCGATTCGTATCTTGAGAAGTCAATCTGAATATCTTCTTCGGGAAAATCTGGGAGTCGCTGAGCTAGATAATCGCCCGGTCGAATATCTTTTGCTGGAATCCAGTCGAAATCACTCTGATCAGCAGATATCAGCTCTTCGATCGTTCTAAGCTTCGGACGGAAAGCCAGAACTGAGTGATCAGAAGTCACAAAGATCGGAGCTTGGGGAACTCCAAAAAGAGATATTTTTATCATCGGCTCTTCTTTAACATCTCTATATAGAGTTTCTTCAACTGCTTGAAAGCCCTCTACAGTTAGAACTTTCTCTCCTCTAGTGACTTCTTCAATGGGCTTTACTGCGCCAGAAGCAAGCTGAATCAGAGTCCCTGGAGCTACACAGAACCCGTGCCTGGGCATTCCTCTAACAATAAATGACCAAGAAGGCGATTCTAAAGCATGTCCTCCTACTTTCCCGTGTAAAACGTCCCAGATCACTTTGAATCGAGTAAGAGGGTCTGACTGATTCCACTTATTAGGGAATTCATTAGTCCCCCAAGTTGCTAGAGCCATATCAAACATGCCTCGATAAAAAGTATCTTCTGGCCTTGAGATGCACTCTAGCTCGAGTTTCGAAGCCCCTCGTATTAAGCGAACTTCAGTCGGCTTTAATTTCTCATCTAGCCAGTCTCCGAAGGGCAAAGATCCAAGCTTATGTCTCTCTTTTTTAATATCTTCTCTCAAGTTATCCTCCTTCGTAGAGCCCGAGATCAATTTCAAAAAGATCTCGCCATACTATTTGAGCGATTAACGCTCCACGAGCGAATGGGATCACTCGCTTATCTCTCCATATAAAAGGTTTCAGCCAGAGCTCGAATAAATTTTTGTCTCCTTTAAACAAAACTTTATCAGAAAGCGATTGCGTCTCGGGCCTGATTTCAGCTGCTTTATACTGCGGCCAGAATCGATAATACCGAGAAGCTTCTCTAGCATCGTAAATATAATCATACTCGGTCTCGAAGAGGCTCAAACATTCGCTCTCCAGCCCTTCAGTTCCCACAACTGTTATAGGAAGTAATGCTCTATCAATTTCGTCTAAAATTTCTTTAAACCAACGATCTTCATCACATAACCATTCAAATAAGCTCCGAATAGCAGTCGCCCAGACTATCAAGTCTGAGTCCTCAGTGATCTCTTCCCAGTCAGCTTTTGATAGAAGAACTCTAGGGATAAACTCCGCGTTGAAACAGTCTTTTAATTCGCTCCGGAATCTCTCTAATGCTACGAACAAAGAATCGTCAGCTAAGATGAAGTCACCTTCTCTTTTAACCACTGCCGAGCCACGGAGAGAAGTATCAGCGTTTGAAGGAAACTTCTTTAGATATGCTTCTTTCCCTTCTTTAGCCGATATAAACTGCTTGCCGTCCCAATAGGTATATTTGAGCTTGCGAAGCTTAACAGAATCGAGCCCTTGGCTCAGAAGAAATTGAAAGACGCCATCTGAGACCAGAGGCGCATAAGTTGTCGGAACAAATGGCTTTCCGAAGACTTGAATTTTTCTAGATTTAAGAACATCAGGGTACTGGCGACTTACTCTCCAAAGCCAAGTAAGTCCCGACAACGCATTTCCTATGACAACTAACTTTTGCAAACTGCCTCCTCAAAAGTAAGGATAGTCTTCTGGAGAGTAGACTCGACTACTCCGTCGATTGTTGTGGTTCTGATGGCGGAATTACGAGTCCTTCAGCGCTCTCAAGCGGAATTTCGAAGAGTACTGGCAGCTCTCGCATCTGAGTCGTATCTTCTGCTGCTGCAGCTTCAGACAGAGGCTTGATAGTAACAGTCAGAGCATCATTTGCATCTAAAATCGTAAAAAACGCAAAGCAAGAGTCAAGATCCGAGCGCTTTGACAGTTGAGCAACTTCAGCTAAAACTTCCGTCCAATCTAACTGAAATACTGCTGTAAACTTTTTAGAAGCTGTCAGAGCTTTGAAAGCGTCAGAAGGCACTGGAACTTTCCCTATTTTAGCTTCGTCCAGAAACCGAGACTGAGCATCCATTAAAGCTGCTAAACACGCATCTTGATCATCAGCATAGATCTTCCCTCGAATTCTAATAGGAACTAAAGTAGCCGATAAAACTCTTAAATATTGATGCATTAAGCGATATTTAGATAAATACTCATAAATAGATGATGCTAAAGGGTCTGAAGAGCTGAATTGAAAAGGAACATTTACAAAAAACTTCTTTTCTTTGCCTCCGATTTGAAGCTTAACTAATTTAGTCCCGATCGGGACTATATAGACGTCCAAGAAGAAAGGAAAAGTTGTGACTTGGACAGAAGAAGCCAGTGGCATTATGACGTCGTAACCTCTTGTTTTTCTTTCTCCGGGATAACTAATCTAATCTGTCTAGCCCGAGGGACGACTTTTACATCCAGAATCTTTTGTTTATTCCAAGACTTCAAAAGCAGCTCGTAGTCTTCTTCAACTACTGCTCTCTGTAAGAACTTCACTGGAGACAGAGTAGAAGCTTTTACTCCCGAAACATACTCTCGAATTGCTGCTCGAACTAGTTGATCGGTATCGCCAGAATAGCCCCCATAAGTTGAGTAGTCTGGATCGATCCTCCAATAAGCTACGGGAGATGCTGACCAAAATCCCGAGTCCAGTAATTCTGACATCGTGATTACTTTTCTGCTCTTGCCATAAGAGACGGTCAAGCTCGATAGCCCTTGTGAATCAATCGGAACAAAAACTGAACCCTCTGGGAACATAGCGTTTGCTCTTTCTGCGTCGTGAGTCGCGTAAGAAACCTCTACTGCCAAAGAAGATGGAGCAAAAGACCCAGTGATAGGCGCTAAGAAAGTTAAAGTTGCTTTCCCAGCTCGATTTATTGAAACGAAGACTGGAACTTTGATCTTTGAAGGATCAGATTGATATGACAGAGCTATATCGTGGAAAGCTGCCATTAGATCTGAAGCGCCAGTGATTAAAACGAACTCCACAAAAGAATTTTCTGGAGAGGAGAGCTTGATCGACGAAGGATCAACCGGGACGTATTGTAGAGAAACTTCTCTTGATTTGCTCAATGCTAAATCAATATGAACAACTTCTGAAACTGGAACTCTCTGTACATAGACTCTGGGAACCTCTGAACCAACCACGCGATAAGCTCGGCTAGAAGTTAAAGATACAGAGAGCTCTCTAGACAGTTCATCAGATGAAGACTCCGGATAAAAAGAAAAGCCTTCTAGCGTGATCTTTTTGGGTAGAGCTTCAGCGAGCCCTGCCCAAGCTGGAGCTGAAAGCTTCACGCTCAAATCTGGGGAATTATAAGCATCAACAAGCGTCAGCTTCTCAGAGTCAGTCATAGGAAGTTTTGTTAAGAGATATGCGGCAACTTGAGAAGTAAATTCTGGGCGAAATGAGACATAAATTCGAAGCTTAGATGGAAGAGGAGGAACTGGCTCGTAGCCCAGATTTCTAGCTAAAATATCTAGCAGTTCGCCTGAAGCTGATTCTATATCCCAAGAAGAGTTTGATAAATCAACGTAGAATTGAAGCCTGTCATATAGATATGCTAAAACATCTAAAAGCAAAGAATCTGCAGAGCCAGGAGCACCAAGGAGCTTAGCTAAATCAGGGTCTGTTAAGCTTATGAGATCTGTAATAGCTCTAAACGCAGAAGCATAATCTCTTACAGTATAATCTGCTGAAGCTGTTATAGAAGGGACTCGAGCTTTGAGCTCGCCAGAGTCATAAACTAAAATCGAGTCTAATGATGAAAGCGGAACTTCTACAGTAGTATCATTAACAGTTAGCTCTAGTTTGTAAAAAGTAGGATCGTCTGGACTCTGAGAAGAGTATATAGGAGAAACTACAAAATCTTTATTCTGATCTGTTAAAGCTCGAGCTTTATGAACTCCGAGAGTCTCTAGCGTCTCAGCTTCCCAGTAAAAGATCCAGAAGATTATCCCTGTCGGGCTAAAAAGAAGATGTGAAGAAGCTTCTCTGAATTCCTCAACTAAAGTAAGAAACCAAGCTAAATTTTTGTTAAATACTCCATCACTCGTTATCACTCCAACAAAAGTCGAGTCTTTGTAGACTTGGCCATCTTTATGGAACTGACCCTGAATTTCTGCAAGCCGAATCGTAGCTGAAGACGGACTTGACTCTGCATATTGAATCTCTACGACTTTAGCTTGCCCGGTGAAGTTAGAATAAGTAGTATAAATCAAATCTCCCGACTCTAGAGCCCGACTTGTTAGATTCAATGCGATATAACCGTAAGTCCCTGGTGAGTCATATCTCTCCCCGAGCTCTTGAAATCGACGAAACGATTCTTTCACTCGCATAACTGGGCTGCTGAGTAAATCAAGATCTTTCGAGGCTGGCATTATGACTTAAAGCTTCTCATTCTTATTTTTCAATTCAATCACTGCCCAGCTGCCACTATGCGCTCGAAGACGAAGCGTCTGTATTTCTTTGCGCGATTGTATTGAGAGTATTCTATTGCAGAGAAAAAATTGCTCCTCCAAAGATGATATGCTCCGAGCCGAATGTTCAGATCAATCCTTTCAAGCTGCGCTCTAGAAAAATCTTTAGGATTCTTTTTCATTTCTTTTAAGAAGAGCTGAGCAGTCTTTGGGTGAATCTGGCATAATCCGATCTCTAAAGCTTTTCCTTTTGCATCAGGAACGAACTCACTCTCTGCAGCTATAATTGAGACCAAGCTCCAGAGAGGGACCCCATAATATTTACTCCAGTACAGCGCCCAGAAAGCTATTGAGTCAGCAACTGCGGGACGCACGTTTGGATTAACTCTATAAATAAAGGCTTTTGTTGAATCTAAGATAGATCTCTCAAGCGCTGAATGAAGAAGAACAGAGCTGAGAGTTCTTTCTGAAGCCTCTTTAGCTTCTATCTGAGTGTGAAGAAAAGTTCTTTCAAAAGCGAACAAAGTAAGTCCGCAAAATACTCCTACTATCACTGCTCTTAAAATATCTTTCATTGAGTCTCATCCTCTCGAAAGCAGCTCAAAACTCGGCTCTGGCGTCAGTCTAGTCCCTATCCAATTAAGTCCAGAGCGGCATTGAGTTTTTAGCTGAGAGAAGACCGAGACCGGTACTAAGACTCTAGATTGCTGGATTAAAATATGAGAGCCTACAGCTAGAGCGTCGTCTACTTCTAAGATCGGAAGAATCCTATAAAAAGATGAGCTGAGAAGCCTGAGATTATCTGGGACTACCAATCCCCTAGCTAGAGCAGAAGACTGAACGCTTTTTTGGACTGTTCCCCAATTAGAGCCCATCCCGAAGTCAATCTCTATCCTCGGGATCTCATAAAATCCGTCTTTCGAAGGGAAATACTTTAGAAGTCTTCTATAGAAAAACTCTAGATCTTCTTTTGTTAAGAATTGGCATCTCGTTGTTAAAACTTCAGGCAGATATCTAACAGCCCAATCTTTGAACTCTTCTAATAGCTCTTTTGTTCCAGAAAACAAAAAAGAGTCGTGAACGACATTAAAAATCGAGAGTCCAGCTTTCCTCCAATTCTTCCAAGCGCCCCAAGCCATCTGAAGCATCACGTCTGATGCGAAGCCCTGAACAGGGAAATTAAGTATAGAAGACTTAAGATCATAGAAGACTCGTTTGAACCTGTCTGGAGTATAAACGAAGCCCTCTAAAGCTAAAAGAACTCTCTCTCTCGTAACTCCTCGTACTGGATCACTCCAGCGCTCTGGAGTATTTGCTCTAGAAGCGACCTGATGTTCTCCCCACTGAGCTAACTCATCGATCCCTTTTACTTTTGAATGCAATAAGAAATACGTTCTCTTTATGCTTTCGGGATCAGCGTTTTTTATTAAAGCGATCGCTCTTCTCAGAGAGACTCCGTACAGAGCGCCTAAAGTCATGGTCTTAACCCAGCTTCTTTCTTCTGTTGTGATTTGATCCATCGGCTTATTATGAACTAACGAAGCTAAGCTCTTATATAGATCTTCTTGAGCTCTGAATCTGGACAAAAGCTCAGGGTCTTGCATTAAGAGAGCAAAAATTCTGAGCTCCATCTGAGAGCCGTCGATCTCCCCAACCTTCTCAGAAGGGCTCGGAGGGATAAAGAGCTCTCGGATATTTTTGACTTTATCGTAAGCATCAAATGCGAGTCTTCCAGCTTTGAAAATGACTCTTAAAGCTCCTACTTGTTGTAAGTTGGGAGACGAAGAAGAAAGCCTCCCGCTTGAAACTTGATGCTGATTATAATCACTATGAAGAATCCCTTCGTCGTCAGAATACCGCTTCCAGACTTCAGGGTCTAAGAAATTCGCCAGTAAGTGACGACCTGATCTATATTGATATAACGCCTGAATTAGAGTATACTCTTTTGAGTTAGGGTCTAATTTCTCTAGAAGCGCTTCTAAATTCTCAGCGTTAATTGACAATTCACCCGAATCAGTTCTTTTAAGAGAAGAAAGATCAACGCCCAGCGCTTTCAAAACAGGAACGACCTGTTTTGTCGAGTTAGGATTTGTGATCGAGCTCAGTTTTTGAATCTCAGCTTTTTTCTCTTCTAAGCCTTGCTTTAAGATGTCCCCCCACGCTTGACATTTCGCCCAGTCGATATGAACTCCTTTTAGTGAGACGGCAAAAAGAAGCTTCGAAATCCTTTCTAGAATGATCCAATAGATTGAACTAATCTCATAGCTTGATAAAGAAGGGTCTTGCTCAGCTATTTCCCACAGGAGAATAGGAGCAATTGTATCTAATACATTATAAGTCAGGTAAGATTCTGTGTCTGATCCAGCTTCTTGCTTTGCGAAGAATCCGTGTAGAGTCTGACGAGAAGAATCTGACTGAGTCACAGCTAAAGTATAATCTGGCCAGTAAAGATACCGAGCTGCCAGATATTTTAAACTTTTCGCTCGAACTCGAGAAGTATCTTGCGAAATGAAACGAAGAATTACATCTCCCCACCGAAACTTAGTAAAAAGATCGATCATTTGATCCTTTTGAGCTCTCCACTCCCACGCTAGAGCTAAAAAGTCGAATTTTAAGTTCGCTCCCAGGATCAAGAGTGTTTCTGGCGCTCTTTCTAAGAAATCTTTCATCAGTTCTTTTGTAGTTTGATCCCAATGAGTAAATACCGATACGATCTCTCCAGAGTCTTTTCTTTGAGAGAGAGCGATTGAAAGAATTTTAGCTTTATAAAAAAGTAAACCAGTAGTCTCTAAGTCTAAGCTCAAAGGACGTGAAAAATCAACAGCTTTCAGAAAATCTCTCAGAGCTTCTGGACCCACAGAAACCGCCAGTCTGGGGAGCTCGGTTCCTTGATTAACAACTTCGATGCTTTCTTCTTCTATCTGGAGCTTGAAATGATCTTTGAGCTCGCCAGATCTGGCTTTTCTGATTATTTCTCTCAGGTATTCGGAGATATTCTTTGCAGAATAATAACATTCTATTCCCCACCCGGGAATGACATCTGCTGATGCTGGCATCCCAATGAGCGCGAATGTTTTTGAGCCTTTAGTGATTTTCGAAACTGAAAAAGGAGCTGCTTTCCATTGAGGAACGATTGATTTCGATGCACTACCGAAAGCGACTATGACTTGCTCGGGAGTTAGATAAGTATCTAGTTTCTCCCAGACTTTTTTGCTAGCTTCTTTAAAGTCTTCTAAACTCCTCCCTTCTGGCAGAACACAGAAGAGCTGAGAGTCCGGACGATGTTCTTCTGGAATCAAAGAAAAAAGCAGTTGAGCTTCGCCTCGGGTGATAGCCTTGTGACGATCAATCAAAACTATCATCTATATAGTAGATAGACGGTGAACTCAACTCTCTACAAGCGCAGTATCTGCGATGAGTTTCATCAGAAGATCTTGAGGAGAAAGAAGACTGGAGCTCTTCAAAAACGACTCTCCTAAACTTATGCTCTTAATAAAGTCTTCAAAAGTTACTAGAGCTAAGTTTTGTAATCGAGCATCTCCTTCTTTTTGAGCTAAGAAAATCCCGCTTAATTGAATAAACTGAGTCGGTTTAACAGTAAATTCTACTCCAGCTACTACAAACTCAATAGTCTGATCTTTTGAAGCTAAAATAAGCGGCTTTCTCCCTGAAGCCCAGAGCTTATTAAATATGACTCGGCCCTTCGAATGCAGTTGTCGAGATTGTAGCGCGACTCGAGTCAAGCGGTATATTCCAGCTTCGAACTCTTGAAAAGTTAAGAAGCAATTTTGCGTTTTGTCAAAAAATTTCCATTTTCTTGCAATCGTCTTCTCCAATAAGAGCTCCGAATAAAAAGTCCTTTGAAAAGAAGCCCAGAATCTGGCGATTTTGATCGCTTGGACTCGAGTTTGTCCTATTGCTTTTGAGGGAACTATAGAAACGCCAATGACGTCCCAAGAGTGTTGAACTGCTCTCTTCTCGGTCAGAACTTGATATTGTTTAGGGATAGAGATTGCTAGTGGAAATATCAAGCTACGCTCTTTGTTTCACTACTGACCACAACAGTACCCACAAGCTTTTTCGCTTTGAAATCACTGAGAGCTAAAAGATATTTTAAAAGCTCCGAAGGAGTCAAAAGCGTCGAAGCTTTCGTTTTCTGGTGCCAGAGAGTAACTTCTAATCTTTTTGCTCTAAACAATCTAATTAGCTCTTTCCACAAAAGAATTTGCCTTTTTGAAGCTGTTTCTTCAACGAGCTCAAGTCTTGTGGGAACAAAAGAGTTTTTATCTCGAAACTCTAGATTAAGAGCAGCGATATACCAATTCGAGACTACTCGATTTCCTCTAATAAATGAAATAAAAAGCTCGGCTTCAGCTGGAACTTTAATGTCTAGCTTCACAGAAGCGCCGTTTCAGTAAAGCTTGAACTCCCATAAATATCCCTGAATTTCTCATTTCTGGCAGCTTGATCAACAACTCTCTCTTTCAGCTTCTGCCCTGCTTGGGAGACTTCTACCAGATTTTTTAGATAAGTCTTAACATCTCTTAATTCCGAAACGACTGACTCTTGATTAAGAATTACTTTTGGAGCAGGCGCTTTCTCTGTAGTTCTAAGCATCTGCTGCGGCTTCTGAGGAGCTATGATTTCTCGCTTCACTCTGTGTTCTTCTCTTTTCGGCGCTGTAATAGGGAGCTGGAGCAGTTTTCTTACCTCTTGATACTGTCCTGCAGCTATCAAGGGAGCAGCTTTTCGAGCTATTTCTTCTCCATACCTTGATTTAATTGACTCTAGCCATTGTTTCTGCTGTTGCTTAAGAGCTTTTTCGTGCTCTTTTGCTTGAGCTGAAGCTTTAAGTGCTCTAATGCCTTCTACTGCTGTCCACCCAGCTAAGCCTACACCAACTGCTCCGAGTGCTATCGGCGCTGCTGTTGCTAAAGCAGCTCCGAGTCCCCCTGCTCCCCCAGCTCCAAGCCCTAGCAAGCTGGGAATCGCCTTGAGAAGCCCGCCTCCTAATAAAGCAGGAATCTCACCTACTTTTCTCAGTCCACCGAGAAGGTTCTTGACTCCACTAAGCGCTTTTTCTAACAAGCTTCCCTCTTTTTTAGCTTTGCTTTCTTGCTCTCTTTCTTCTTTCGCTCCTTCCTCTTTTGTTGGCTTCTCAGCTTCGGCTTGAGTTTCTTCTTTTTCTCTAGCCTCTAAATCAAGAAGCTCATCAGTGAGCTGTGCAGTAGATTCTCGAACACACTGACATACTCCTTTTACTATTTCTCTAATTAGAGCACAGAGTTTTGAAAGCGCTTCAGCCTGGCTCTCAACTAATGGCTCTACTGCTTCTTTTGCTTCAACTTCTTCTTCTGTCGGCTTCAGCTGCTCTCTCTTCTTCGGCTTAGCTGCTTCTTCTTCTGTCGGCTTCAGCTGCTCTCTCCTCTTCGGCTTAGCTGCTTCTTCTGCTTCAACTTCTTCTTCTGTCGGCTTCTCTCTCTTCTTCGGCTCTGCTGCTGGCTTCTTCTTCGGCTCTGCTGCTGGCTTCTTCTTCGGCTCTGCTGGCTTCTCAGCTTCGGCTTCGGCTTTCTTCTTCGGCTCTGCTGCTGGCTTCTTCTTCGGCTCTGCTGCTGGCTTCTTCTTCGGCTCTGCTGGCTTCTCAGCTTCGGCTTCGGCTTTCTTCTTTGAAAGCGCTTCTTCAACTTTCTCTTCTGCTTCTTTTACTCCTCTTCGCTTTCTCCCTCGCTGATATTTCTTCTCCGTATATGTCTCAGCAGTTTCTCCTTCTTTCACGATTGGAACTTCTTTTGCAGCTCGCTCTTTTTCAGCTTCGACTAATAACTTTAGATACTCCTCGTATTTTGCTTTTTCTTCTTTTCCAAGTCGAGGCGTAGGAAGGAAAATCTTTTGCAAGATCTTTCTTAAAGGGCCAGGCTCTTTGAAATAGAGTTCTAGTGATTTCTCAAATGCTAGCCTCTCTCTTTCTTCTTCGGTTTTTGCTTTGGCTGAGAAAATCTTCTTCCAGAGCCAAGTCGATGCTGTAGCGAAACTCGGTACTCCTAATCTCGCGAAAACTTTCCCCATAGCTTCGAAGCCCGGAAAAGCAACTTTAAACAATCCTTTAAGAAACCCTCCAAGTCGACTGACTGGCCAGAGCTTGAAGATTCGCTCTATCGCCGGCGCTTTTTCTTTTCCGAGTGCTTCATACTGAGCTGCAAAGAGCTCTTTGAAGCCTGGGAAATATTCCTCTAAGAGAGCTCTCAGAGAAGTCAGCGCCGATTTCTGGGCTTCGATCGTTGAGAGAGTCGATTCAAGTGTTGACAGGCTAATCTCTCCAGTTTTTGCCTGCTCAACAGCAGCTTGTCGTAGTAACGGAAGCTCTTTAGCATGTCCTACTAATTCTTCAGCGAGTGTTCTTAAGTCTTCGAGTTTAGCTGGTGCTTCTAATCGAGTGAAAGCTTCCATAGCTTCGGCTTGAGGCTTTAATGCTTCTCTTATCGCTTTTTCCCGAATTGTAGCTGCGGTTTCGAGAGTCTCTTCTAAATCAGCTAAAAACGACTTTTGGTATTTCAGAGCTTCTGAAGCTGGAAACTCACCCCTCGGGATTCTCGGGAGGCCTTTAATCTTTCCCCGCTCGACCAATTTAGCTAACTCTCTGGGAGCTGCTCCCGGCTCCCAAGCAACTTGCTTCAAGAGTGTATGAAAGATCTTAGTAAGATCTTGCAGAGGTCCCTGTAAAGCAGCGGCAGTTTCTTTAGGTAGCTTCTCTAGTTTTTCTGCGCTTTCTGCAAACTGCCAAAGAAGCTTCTTGAGCTCTTTCGCGCCAATCACTGAACTAACAGTTTGTAAGAGAGTCGGAATTTTGCCTTTCTCAAAAGCAGCTCTTATCTCTTTGAGAGCTGGTGGAGCTTTTTCTGGAGGAGCGAATATTTTTTCTATTGATTGAACAAATTTTTCGTATGAGACTCTTGCTCGTGCTTTTTCTTCTTCACTCAGCCATGCGATTCTTTCTTCTAGATGCTTTCGAACTTGTTTAAATCCTCCAACTAAGCTCTCAGTTATTCCTGCAGTAAACTCTCTCACTTGCTTAGGGTCTGCTTTTGCCGCTGCAGCTGCTGCCTCAGTTTCTTTGATCTCCTTTCGGAGTCCTGCTAGAGCTTTAGCAGTTCTTTGGAACTCTTCTTCTAAAAACTTCCAAGCTTCCTTCGCCCCACGAGCTTTAGCTGCCGCTGCGGCAGCTTTAAGAGCTTCTAATCTTTCTTTCAGTTTTTCTTCTTCAGAGCTGTCAGCTCGGATCGTATCTTCGGGATCAGGCATTATTGAGTTCTCCTAAAAGCTTCCCAGTTAGGATGAAAGAAAGAGAGAAAAGGCTGGCGAGTTTCAGCAGAGACCGTGACTTGAAGCCATCTCTCGCCAGATGTTTCTGCAGTCTCATATATTGAATTACCAAAATCAATAGCATTGATTCTAAAAAGAAAATACTGAGAAGCAGAAAAATCAAAAACGACAACTTTATCTGGAGAAGAAGGGAGAGGGAATGGGACTTTTCCAATAGGGATCAAAAAGAACCTCTGAAAAGGGAAATACCCCTTCAAAGAAGAAGCAAAATCTAAAGCTGAAAACCCTTTAGCAAAAGGATCTAAAACTTTAGTAATATATTCTATACGAAATTTATTAGAAACATATTGATAAGTAGACCACACAAACCGCGCACTCGTATCTCCTGTCGAGCTCTCAAGCGGCGCAATGAAATGAGCTAGTTCTTCAGGGAGTGGAAGATTGGGAAAGACAAAGAGATCCGAAACCATAGCTCGGCTCGTTGGCGATCGTGTAGCTAGCAATTCAGTAGGAGTATCGTGGAGAAATTCGACAGAAACTCTAACTAAGCATTCGCCAGACTCGGAAGAAATTCTAAATGGCAGATAAGACCAGACCCCAACATCTTCGTCCGTATCAAACCCATCCCAGACTAGAATTAGAGCGGGAATATCAAAATGAGGGACGAATCTTTTCATTCCAGATCGAAAAACGACTCGTCTTGCATCGTTCTGAATAAACTCGCCGAATCTTCTGAATAAAAAGCGAGAAAGAGCGTAGCTCTGCAAGTACAAAGCTACGCTCGACTGATTATACGGGTAGTACTCCGTTTTAGCTGATCCTCTAGAACAGACTAATGTGGCGCGCTCTTAGCGACCTCTTCTTTTATTTTTTCTATTACAGTCAGAGCGGTCTGGTCAAAGGGCCCTTCTGGCTTTGATCCAGCTTCCCACCTAACTAAATTTACTGAATCCACACCAAAAGTCCTCTGCGTAGCGGGATTAAGAAGCTTAATCATTATCTTCTCACCCCGCTTGCCAGCAGCGACAATTTGATGAGCTGGGAAGCCGTCATATTTACGAATCCAGAAAGAAAAGCCCGTGAGATCTATCCAGATAACTTTTCTCATAACTTTCCTCCCATTATGCTCTTTTGTTTAATTTTTTCTATCGAAGCTTCGACCTTCTTTCTAACCTCTTCTGGAAGAACAAAAGTCTCAGTAGAAGCGCTTTCTGCAGTGCTCTTGCCAGTTTCTTCTGCGACTTTCTTCTCATATTCTTTGAGAAGAATCCGTCTCTGAGACGGCGTCAATTTCCTTGCTTCTTCAAAGCTCAACCCTAGAGACATCAGCATACAATAGGCGATGTAAAGATCTTGCAAGAAAAAGTTCTCAGCCATCGTCAGACCGCCGTGACTTTTCTTGGGCTCTCTTTTCAGCTCGATGCTTCAGAGATCCTTTTAGAGACTCTTTTGGAGATTCTTTATGACCACGAAGCTGCTGTTTAATGGACTCGGTAACGGCTTTCATCTCAGACTCTGTCAGTTTCTGGCCTGACTTCTTAACCAACATCGAAGGGAACGCTTCAACAACGGAAGCTCTTTCAAGGTCGTAGACCTTTGAAACTTCTCCAGGAACTAAAGTTATTTCTCTTTGCTTTCTTGTATGCCAGATCCAAAATGCTTCGCGATCAGAATCAGAGACTTCAGAGAGACGAACCCACCCTAATTTTGCTAAGAAGTCCAGCAAGACTCTGCTGGTAGAACTCAACGAATCTAAAGCTTTTTCGGGATGTTTCTCAGGGTGCGCTTTGAAGATGTTAGAAAGGACCTGAATCTGCCACAGAGTTTGGTTGAGCTCTCGAACTAATAAATCAAGCTCATCCACTTTCCTCATCACTTATAAGAATAGCTCTGCGGCGAGCTACTCTGCTAGCTCTAGCTCGGCCCAGAGAGGGATATAGACTCTCTTTGATTCTGAGGGCAAATTGAATTTAGTTTCATCAACAGCTGATGCTCTCGAAAGCCAATCATCAATCAAAGCTAAGTTTGCTTGAAATCTAGCCAACAAAGAACCTCGGACTGAAGCTCGTGGAGCTTTCGATGAGCCAAATGCTCTGAGTGGAGGCCTTGAAAGCGGTGGTGTGACAGGTCTTGGGAGTGGAGATTCTAAAGGAGCAATCCCTCCGCTAGAAGACAAAGACTCCAAAATCTTTCTGATTTCTTGTAGTCTGGCTTTTCGGCTCTTTACAACTTTTGAACTTTTGAAAAGATCCATTCTAATAAAAAGTCAAAAAAGCTTTTGATTGAACCAGGGATCTTATATTTTGCTCGAGTTGCCGAGTCTATTCGAGTAATTGAAACAAATCTTGGATCTTTGAGATCTACCCATCCGCCTTCGTGATGCTGTGCGTAAGCTTTGAGCTTGTCAGCTAACTCGTCTGGCACTCCTACTTCTTTTAAGTCAAAACGAGCAACGTGGATTGTTGGTATAACGGCGTCTTTCAAAATTTCTATGAATTTCAACTTATTTTTTCTTACAGCCTCTTTCTTGATTGGCTCCGGAATAAGAGCTGAAATACCAGTCTCGCCAATTCCGATCGGTCCTCCTCCGTGATAGTCAACTAATGAATCTGCTGCAATCCACTCTAACGCCCAGGGTCTAGAAGCCCAGACTTTCCATAATTCTGGATCATCGTGCTGTGCTAAGACCGATCCCAAGCCGTAAGTATCAGGATCTGTTGTGTCTGGATCTTGCATAAATTCTTTAAGAGCTCGCTTCGACATCGTGAGAAAGCCCTTCGCTCGAGTATCGAGCTCTTTTTTTGCCTCCTGTGTATAGAACTCGCTTGGGCTTATTTCTTGACCTGTTTCTTGATTGTCTTCTTGGATAACTTTGCGACGAAGACGTTGAAGCGACTCGAAAAGCCTTTTGATCTTGTTAGACACGCTTATTTTGTCTCTTCTTCTCGCTTCTCTTTTTTCGTAACTTTCTTGATCAAAGAAAGAACTTTCGCCCAGAATGGGCTCCTATTCTTATTCAGAGCTGCAGCCCAGAGAATCCTTCTCCGAGTTCTGACTCGACCTGGTTCATAAACTTTAGAAACGAGTTCTTCGGGGGAATAGACATCAGTAATATCTTTTCCTTCAGGGATCTTTAGCTGTCTGCCTAAAGCTCCTATTGTGCCTTTCTTTTCCATCTGCTTAATCGAAGCTTGAGCAAATTTTACTGGCTCTTCTTTCTCTGAAATGCTGACATTAGAAAGCTGCTTAATTCTTTCTAAGCGCTCTTTCAGAGATGTCGATGAAAGCTGAGTGCCGCAAACAGGACACTCAAAAGTCTCGACTGCTTTAGCTTCTTCTTTAACGCCAGCAATTATCGGCTTCGCTGGAGTACATACACTAACTCGAGTTTGACACTTCGGACATACAAATGTTTTACGACTGGGGTTAGCGATCCCTCTAGAGCCCCATTGATGTTTCAAACCAAACCCTTCGGGAGAAATTGCAATCCCGTTTTCTCTCAATCCTTTCATTCTTATTAGCCTCTCTTTATGAAACGCTCTAGAAATGACGCAGTATAATTATCTGCGGGCTTGAGTGAATATCCTAAAAGCACAAGCCCCTGAACAAAATGTTTCTTCTTTCTTTCTGTAGAAACCGAAGCTTTGTCTCCTATATAGACCGGAAGCTGAACTTTAAGAAGCTTTGATCTTAAGTCATAAGAGACGACTTCATTTCCATAGATAAGATACCTCAAGACGGTCCCATCTAAGCTGATTTCATCTGATCCTGACTTATATTTTCTTGACTTTAGCGCTCGAGATATAACATCTGAAGCGCTAGCATCCGTCCAGGGCATAGAAGTCTAATTAGTCAACAGGGTGTACTAAAAACCGGTCGCACCTGAAAGTTGTGCTGATCCGAATTATTTCTCCCGTTGCATAATCTAGAGCGATATCCGCAGCAGTAGTTGGCCACAAGCGAAAGAGCTCATATGCGAAGACTGGAGTTAAGCTGTAATCGAGCAAGTAAATATAGCCGTGAGTAGAATAATTATGAGCCCATCCAGCTGCCCAAGGGTAAACCCATTGGACTGCTTTCTGGAGCCACTCGAAGAGAATGTCAAAAGTGCCTCTACCCCCTTCTGGGTTCATTTGAGTAAGAAAGTCAACTCGGAGCTCTCCAGGAGTATATTTAGTCCCTTGCAGATAATATCTCTGCGTAAGTACGTTATCCTCGACCTCCGCGACTGTCATCGAAGGAAGAGACGCCGTCCTTCCGAAAATTTTCAGTTTTAAATTATCTTCTGTAGGAGAAGAAGTCTTCGGATAGAGTTCTAAGATGAATAGATTTTGACGAAAAGGCTCACGGTGCTTACTGGGTAATTCGCTCTCGCCATAAAACGGAAGCCAAGACTCTGGCATTACATCTTTAGCCATCTTAAATCACCCTCTCTTAATCTTTCAAAACTTTTATTGGTTTTTCAGACTCCTGATCAGACTGAGCAGATAAGAGTGCTGATAAGTCTAATCCAGAATCTTTTTCTAATTTTTTCTCTTCTAGCTGGAGCTCTCTAAAACGCAAAATCAGCTCTGCTGCTAATTCTAAAGCTGCTCTTTTAGAGCCAGCTAGCTTTTCTCTAGAAGCTAATAAATCTGCTAAGTCTCTGAATAACGATGAAACACCCGGGAGTTGCAGCTCTTTCCAAGCTCCTTCTTCGATTGCTTTCGTAAGAGTCTCAACAGCAGACTTGATTTCGTCGTCAACTTTTGTAACAGCTTCAGAAAGAGCTTTGACTTCTGAAAAAATCTCTTCTAAAGCTTCTACATTTAAGACATCACTTTTTGAAGACCAACGAGACATAATTAGTTAAGCTTCTCTACAGAAATATTTGTTCTCCTCCGAGGCAGAATTGAAGCATAGACGTCGCCGAGTTCGGAAATAGAAGAGTCAAATTTCCAGAAGAGACTCATAGTGTCTGCTGATCGGGATTTAGCTAGCTTCATGCCAAAGAAAGGTCCCCTGATCACCGAAAACGGATTCGATGGCATCAAACTCAAGCCTTTCATTCTAACTAGTGGCAGATGCCAGACTCTTTTAAACTCTACTGGAAGCAGAGCTGATCGATAAGAAGTCCTTGCCATCTCTAGTTATTTTAGCACGCACTGAGAGCAGAGAGTCCGATGCTTATTTAGCTCTTGCTTTTTTAGCTTTTAGAGCTACCCAAAAGCACAAAAAGCCCCCTGGATTTTTAGAGTAGAAAAATCTCCCGACTCTCCACCCTGGAGTAATAGAATAAATGAATAAAGCTTCTAAAGAGCCCAATTTCAGTATACAATGATTAAATTTGTTTGGAGCAAGAGTTATCGCAGCAGCTCTCCCTCGAGCGCAGAAATCAGCTAGCTCGAGTCTTGGATCTCCTGAAACTACTTCTATTAAAAGAGGGAAAAAGTTAAGCCCGCCAGACTTATCAGTCTCAAAGATCTGCTCAGCTAACTGATCAAAGACGAATCGATATCTCAAATAGAGCTCGCTCTTTTTGAGTTCTTTTGAAACAGTAGATCGGAAATTTGATATTGATTTAGAAAAAACTAAAGGAGGGAGATCGAGTCGAGCTTCGAGTGGGAGCTTTGACTGAAGAAGCTTTAAGAGAGTCTGACGTAGCTCTTCTGAGATGATTGAAGCTCTAAGCACATTAACATTTTAACAAGAAAAGAGGAAGCTGCAGCTCTCGCTACAAACTCCCTCTTCTCAGCGTAAGATTAACTTACAGTTTAAGACTCTACGACACTCACAACTTCAACTTTATATCCAGCAGCATCTCTATGAGGAATATAAGACAGCCATTTGCGAGAAGGATACTGAGTCATGATTGTATAAACTGGAGAAGAACCCATAAAGCCGGCATTCAGATTATGAGTGCAGTTAGGGAAGCTGAAGAAATGACCATCGCGATAGCAACTGACTTCTTTAGTAACACCGCTACCTACTTCAGTCGGAGTTAAGTTGAGCTTAAGCTTTCCATCAATCCAGAGTTTGAAGTTCTGAGTCGGAGTGCCATCTTTTTCTATATAGAGCTTAAAAGTCCTCATTTTCTTGTTCCTCTAATTAAGCTAAAGCTTCAAGCAGAGCTCGTTTGCTCGATTCTGTCAAGACGTAGGGACGATTAGCGCTCTGAGCTAGACGAAAGACTCGATAGCCCAGAGAGCTTAAATACTGCTCTTTTTCTGTATCGGCCTCTTTTGCATCTTGTCTAGAATGCCAGTACTCGCCGTCGACTTCGATTATCGTTTTTTGATCTTTTAATACAAAGTCAGCGACGTAAGGACCGATCTGCACTTGCTCGTCGAACTGGAGCCCAAGAGATGCTAAGAACTCCCTAGCTTGAAGCTCAGCTGAAGTTCTTTTGCCTCTCTTAGCAAGAACCAGATTTCCTTTAGCGCCGTTCTCTCGGTGAACTATCCGACGGCAGTCATCACAATAGCGCTTGTGGCATTGGACTAAAGGAGGAAGCACAAACTCTTTTCCGCATCGACGGCATATTCGAGTACGACGGAGATTGAGTGCTTTAGCATGAGCTAAAGCTCCATTTCGTTTTCCGTTTTCCTTAAGAACTTCTCGCCGACACGAATCGCAATATTTTCGCCTGATCTTCTTTCCTCTAGTCTTTTCTAGCAGCTGTCCGCATCGCTGGCACACTCTGGGCTTTGAGAGTGCTGCAGTCATGCACTCTACTGAACAGAACTTCTTGCGAAATTTCATCTGGTACGGAGAGCCAGAGTATTCTTTCCCACAATGCTGACAAACCCTAGTTATGACTCTTTGATCTTTACGAGCAAGAGCCGCGCAACGAGCTGAGCAGAATTTTAAACGATTTCTGCTGAGCTCGTGAGCAGTCCCAGAGTACTCTTTTCCACAGTACTGGCAGATTCGAGTTATGATCTTTGAGAGGCCCTTTCTTTTGCACTCAACAGAACAGTACTTGCTCCCTGCTACATGACTCGGCCTACGTCTATAAGTCTTGCCGCAAACCGAGCAAACGAGCTCTACCATCGCTTTAACTACTCTTTTATTATGCCTCGTACAGATTATTCACTGTAATCACATGATAGAAGCCAGGATCTATGACTTTATACCCCGCGGCCGTATAGACCCCAAGGTGGAATGCAAATTCAGGAACCATCACATCTCGAATCGGCTGGAGAACTGGAATGGCCGGAACATAAGGTGCGAATACCGCTCCTGCATCATAAATACTTGCCCCTTTCAGACCTACGAGTATTTTGTTCCTTGGCATAAGAGGGTCTACGTAGCAACGCCATCTCCTTGAAACAATTCCCAGAGGAATTAAGCCGTAGCCCTGGAGATCTGTTATGCCTGTATCACCCATAACTAGCAACTGCGCAGACTCTAAGAGAGCCGCTATATCTGGCGAAGTCACGATCCAGTTTGCTGGCGCTCGACGAGTCCGTCTGTAGATCTTTGCTGAAGCTTTTGCAATCTCTACTATCAAGTTCCGGTAGTAATCTGCAACGGGCCTTGGCCAATTAGCAGGAATCGCGCCGTCCCAGGTACTCGTATAGCCGGCACTCGTAGCAGCATTCAGAAGATCTCTTATAACAGTTCGGTCGAGCTCTACTCTCAACTCTCCAGACATAATCTCTGCTAGATCACTCTCATATGCAACATTATGAGAACTAAGATCTAACAAAGCTTCTAGCGTTGCAGTTGCGCGAAGCTTCCTGACTTCTACTTCGATCGGATATTTCTCTAGAGTCAATTCAAACTCCGGAGAAATTGGAAAGCCTTCAGTCGAAGTTACGTAAGAAAGCGTCACATTCGTGAAAGTAGCAGCTTCGTCATCATCGTTGAGTATTGTTACTTTGTTGCCAGTGTCTCTATAAGCGTAGATGTTAGTTATAATAGTTTTCTTATTAGATGAACCAAAAGCATCAGTCAAATCCAGCTCAAAACTCGTTGTGCCTACAGTACCCTTAAGAGTAAGATTACCAGTGATTGGATACTCTACTGACTTCGATGCCGTGCCTCCAGAAGCAGACACGGTAAATTGAGCCGAGTCTCGATTCCAGGGTTCGTCTTCTATATACGGGCCGCTGTAGTATGGGGAGAACGAAACATTACTTTCAAAAGAAGGTAATGCTGGAGCTCCCTCAGAGATATTGCCACGATTGACGCCGTGACGGAACTTTAAGAGACGAACTTGAGCTAAAGTACTAGTAACTGGCTGAACAGAGACCAGATCATACGCAAGTAAGTTAACTAAAGCCCTAGTTAAGACCGGATAGATATACGTTTCTAACGGAGCTATATTTGCTCCAGTTGTCAAGCCTTCAGTTAAGAGCTTGAGGCTGGCTGCTTCATTCTCAAGAAGCACCTTCAAGTTATACCTCTTAGCTGAAACGGCGCTTGGCGTTGCAAGAGGCGATGGAGCAGACTCCGTCAGAAGTGTTTTGCTCTCTCTTAAGAGCCCTTCGATCAACACCCGATCTTCAGAGCTAATCTCAGAAGAACTTACTTTATCAGGATATAGTTTAATCATCTTCCTTTTCTCCTTGTCGAACGAGTCAGCTCAATTAGCCGACTCATCTCAGTTTGGGGCTCACTTTCATCTAAAGAAGAAAGATTTGCACGAGCCTCGTAAATGGACCAGCCCTTATGTACGAAAGGGCTTCTCTTCTACTGCCCCACTCGTTTCAACTTTAGATGCTTCTGCTCCCTGGGGGAGCTGGGGAGTCTTCTTCACTTGCTTAGCTTTCCTCGCAAGATCTATCAATTTCCCAATCCCAGTCTTGTCTTCCTCTTCTTCTTCGGTTTCAGAAATCGGCTTCTGCTTAGTCTCTTCTGGAACAGGCGCTTGAGTCTGAGGAGCTGGAGCTGGAGGAACTTCTTCTTTCGCTTTTTCTTCTTTATCTTCGTCTTCTTTCTTGTCTGTTTCTTTTTCTTTGTCAGCTTTTTCACTTTCTGGTTTCTCTTTATCTTCGTATTCTTCTTTCTCTCCTTCCTCTTCTTTTTCGCCTTTCTCTCTCAATTGCTTCTGCAGCTTTTTGAACTTGTCAGCCAGCACATCAATAGCTTCCTTATCAGCTTCTTCGCCTTTCTCTTCTTCTTCTTTCTTTTCTTCAGTCTCGATCTCAGTTTCGCCAGCTTCCATAATCTTCTTTGTATCGATAAACTGGCTCCGAATCGCATCTGAAATATCTTTTACTTTCGAGTAGATGTCTTCTAGCGCGTCAACAACGGCGTTCCCAAACTCAACAACTTCGTCGCTCACGCCTTCTTCTTCCTCGACCGCAGTCTCTAAGTCAAGTGCCTCTTCAATCGTAGCTCTCAAGTCCTCTTCAGCAGCTCGATCTGCTTCGATTTTAGCTTCATAAACATCTAACAGATCTTGGAATGCATCGACTAAGTCAGCCTGATCTTTCTCTAGCTCTTCTACTCGTTTCTTGAGCTCTTCAAGTTCGCCTTCTGCGCTCTCTTGAATTGTTCCTAACTGCTTAACAGCATCAGTAAGAGGAGCAATAGCCTGTTCTTGAGACTCTTCAATAACTTCGCCCATCTGCCTTAAAGCTTCTCTAAGAGCTTGATAGTTTTGACGGAGAACAGAGATCTCATTCAGCAAAGTCATATCAGTTTTCTCTGAGACTATAGGAGTAGCCAGACTGATTGGGACGTTAGAAAGAATTTCTGATATCTTCCTGTTCATTTAAGCAACCTCCTTTTAGTAAGAAGTTTTGCGACTAAGATCAAACGTTCCATCGGGTTTTTTGGTAATTGACCCGAATAGCACATTTGAACTTCTTTTAATGATTCAATTAGCTTTTCTCTCTGTGAAGGATCTTGAGCTGAGAGCTTAAGCCCTTCAGTCAGAGTAGAAACAAGCTTTTTATCTTCCTTCGAGATAGTCAGATCATTAAATCCAGCCCACGAAACACACTCGTACGTAATGATTTTGAATTGATCGACATACTCTACTGACTGCCCTTCAACTAAACGTTTAGTCGTAGAGCCTACTCCACGAACTGAAACTCCTACGCTGACTCCAGCTTCCAGAAGAGTATTTAGAACTTGGCCATTAGGAGTAGGAAGAATAACAAAAGTCCCTCGAACTGTTTTAGATGGCTTATCAAACCACAAAGAAGTGATAACGTGTGAAGCTTCTTTCAACTTAGGGAAGGGCTCTTGATTATTTCCGTGGTCGAGCTCTCCGATGCATCGCATAGACTTGACTATTGGCTGGATTTCTTCAACAGCTTTTTCAACAACAGAAGCTGGATAATATCTTCCGTTGCCGGATCTGACATTAGCTCGCTGGAGAGTGATAGGGCCTACTTTATAAAGCTTCAAATCTGATGTCAATGAAGCTTTCGAAAGCCCTTCAACTAGCGTTTTACTGGGACCAGTCGGACTCTCCGTAGTTCTTAATTCTCCACTAAAAGCTAACTCAGGGAAATAATCAACTAGAATATCCATGCTGTTGCTCTCCCTCCCTATAGATGTTGTCTTCGACTAGCTGCCATTGTTCGTATTCCCATTCCTCACAGAATATTCTTTCACTCGGAAAAATCCGTAGACTCCCGCTGTCGCGCAGAGAAAGATACACAATTCCCAGAAGTGTAATGCTTTAAGACTTGATTCAAGCCCCATATATGCTATGAACCCCAGTAGCATCGCTAGAGTCGACTGGAATGCTTTAGATCCACCAAATACTATATCGTACCAGCGCATAGGGATCTCTCTCCTTCTTAAGAAATTTAGAAATCAGCTCTCCAGAGAAGAAAAGATCTCTTCAAGTTGAGAGAAGAGCAAGTCAGCTTCTTTAGCAGCCTCTAGAGTGAGCTCATCAAAAGCTTCACCCGCGTCTAGCTTACTCTGTAAGAAATAAATCATTGAATCAACTTCATTTCTTGCTTCATAAAAAGTGGTATATTCTTCTTCAGTTAAGAATGGCAAAATAGAAGAGAAGACTTCTAAGAGCTTCTCGCCTCGCTTTATGACGCCCGAGATTTTTGTCTCAGCTTGATGAACTAGATCTAAGCTTCGCTGAACTTCTTCGTCTCCCAGAGCTTGACTAGCAGTCTCGAATTCGCCCGGGATTCTCTCCGGCTCAAGCTCTCCTTCTTCCTCAGAGTCTTCTTTCTGCAGCTCGTCTTGCTCTACTAAACTACGGATTTGTTTTTGTTCTTGGATGATATGAGAGAGAGTCTCTGAGCCGGAGCATTTTAAGAGAACAAGCGCTAATTTTTCTGTTTTGATTTTAGAAGATTTCTTCCAGAGACTCGGAAGAGGAGGAGATGATTTAACTCCTAAAAGACTCGACACAAAATTGTCCAGAGCAGTCAAGTAAAAAAGATACAAGACTAAAAGAAGAGGATTTCTCTTTAGTTTCGGTCTAGAGAGCGACTTAGAGACTTGTTTAACAATATCTCTATGAGTTTTCAAGAGCTGCTTCTTATCTTTAGAAAGCTTTGACTTTCTAGAAAGAAGAGAAGCAAACTTAGCGAATAAATCTTCTTCTCTTTTCTGGACAGACTTTTTGAGATTCATTTCGCTTTCCCAATTTCGCCAGTTTGCACTTTGTTTACTCCACTGAGGTCGGGATATTCTTGCTCTCCTTGCTTGGGTTTCTCTTCTTCTACTTTCTCAGGCGCTTGAGCTTCTTTTTGCAGTTTCATAAGATCTGCTTCGTATTGTTTTCTAGCTTCTTCTGATGCTAAAGCTGAAGCCATCTGAGACAAGTCTGGCAGATAAGCATACCAAGCCTGTGAGCCTTGAATAGAGATCTTAAAGCTCTGCGGCGCATACCCAGCAGTATCATTCGTTTGCAAGTCTACAGTGATAGGACTAGAAGGAATCCCATAAAGAAGAAGCCCTGAATTTGAAAAGCCTGATGTCTTAGGCTCGAAAAGCTCGGCTAAGTTAGTAAATGCACCCGAAACCCCGACTGAGCCCGGTCTAGCAATATAGAGCAAGAATCCCTGATAAGCTCCATAAAGCTGATATTTGAGAAGAGCTCTAAAAGGTAATATTATAGTTCGGTAAATAGCTTGTTGTATTACTTCCGAATACTGTGATCGACTCGAAGGGTCTAAAAGAGCGACTGGAGGGACGAGATCTGTTTGAGAATCAGCATCAAATCCTAAAACATACGGAATTCTAACTGTTACGCTTATTGAATAGTTAGGCTCTGAAGAACCTCGCCAGAGACGAGGACCCCTCACAGTGAATATTTGAGCTGGATCTCTAACAATCCTTTTAACTGCTTCTCCAACGCTCTTAACCAGTCCCTCTCCAGCTTTTCCAGCAATCGCTTCGACGGGATAAAAAGGAGCTTTAACTAGAAAACTCAAGACTTCTGCTGCAGCATTCATAAACCTCCCGCCCTGAATCGACATAGCTAAGAATTGAAATTCATCAGGAAAATAGTCTGAGAAATCGAAAGTAAACTGTGACTTATTTGTCGCTTCAACCGACATTGAGTCAACTGAAGCAATCATAAGAGGAACATACGGGAAAGCTTTGAAAGAATTGCCCGCTTTTCCTACTAAGAAAGCAGCAGCCAAAGCAGATATATTCAATCCTGACTCTCTATCCCAGAGCTGGAGATCTTCCCAGGGTTCTTTTCTAGACTCTCCCCCTTTAGAGCTCAGAGCTGCTAATCTTTTTGCTTCAGAAATATAAAATAAAGGATTAGTCGAAAACATCACTTTCCCTATCCCGGAGATCGAGAAGTTTGCCCAATTCATCCATTGATTCAACACGTTTAGCTGAACGCTTTGAGCAGATTGCAGCAAATAATAGATGTATAAAAGTTTTGCTCGGTCTAGAAGAGTGTTAGCAGATTTCTTAATCTTTGGGAGCTTCCCGAACTCGAACCCGCCTGGCATAGGGATCGACGAAATGATCTCGTCTGCCATCGTTTTGTGGACTAAGATCCCAGTAGTTTGATCTTCTTGAACAGAGGGAGAAGATTTCTTTCCCTTGTTTATGAGATAAAACTCAGAAGTAGTTCCCGTAAGACCTGGCATCTTTTAGCTCCCTTCTTCAGTTAGCTCTTTCTCAAAAGCTTTAGAAATCGACTCGAGTGTCTCGTAATCTACTACCTCTGATAGCAGCTCTCTTTTGATCTCAAGCCCTATGACCTCCATCTCTCCAATAGGAGATTCTGTAACTTTGTAATATAAAACAGCAGCAGAAACTATAAACAGCTTAACATAAAGCATTCTTGGCAAAATAATAAAGTGGAGTACTCGCCCTGGAGTAAGCCGAGCAGCTTGAGAAGCCTCTAGTCTGAGAATAAAGAATGAACTCGAAGTTTTTTCAAAATCTGGCGATATTTGAGCAAAAATCTCTCTGTACTCTAAAACTTTGACAGCGCTACGAGTAAAGAAGATTGGGAATCTAGACGGCCCTGCTAGAGCATCTTTGCCTTCTTGATAAGATTTTGTCCCTGGAATAGCAGTCTTATCTGCCGAGACACTCATCTTTCCTGGAGATATAGCTGGGATCTGCGTATCTAAAGCTTCTTGATTCTTCTCATCTGCTAAAAGCCCTTCAACGTCTTTAAGCTTAAAAAGGCCGAAGCCTTTTTCTGTTCCAAAAGAAATCGCTGAAAACTTACCAGCAAGCAGAAAGTCTTTAGTCCCTTTAGAAAGCGCAGTCTCAACTAAAGCATCTGTTACAACATCAAGCCTTCGAGCCTGCTGAGGGAAAAATATACTCTTAAAAAACCGAATAGGAACTGTAATTTCTGATTGTAATGCGCCGCTAAACCCATCTGCTAAGCTTCTGAGTATTTTTTGTAAAGCAGCAGTTTCAGCAGTTGTCACTACAGCTGGCTTATACCAAAGAGAAGAAAATAGACTCGACTCAACACAAACTAATCGATAGTAGTCAGAAATTGGAGATCCAGCCGGCTTAAACGTAGCTGGAGATCTTGAAGGAGTCTTGAATAAGCCTTGAAACATCACTGACATCTCTACGTCTCGGATCTCAAGCTCCCCCGTAAGCCCGCCCTCGTCGTATTGAGCTTGTTTGACAACCGGGAAATGAAGAATAACTCTCGTGACATACTTGCCAGCTTGTCTCTGAGCTAAGATCGCTGAGACCTCTAGATCGCCGCCTATTAAAAAAGCTCCAACTAAGCAGCCCAGAGTATTCTGCTTAAAAAAATGTGGAAGTTCTCTCAAAAGAAGATAGCCTCCTCTAGAAGAGAAAGCTAACATACTCAAAGCTTGGAGATATCTTTCAACATAATGAGACTGCTGCTTAGCAACTAAAGCTAATGGAGCGCCCCAGCTACTCCAGAGTAAAGCTGATGCTAAAGATGACTGGCCGAAGACCGTTATTGATTCTTCTTTTCCGGATCCAGATAGAGGCTCAAAGTAAAGCGTCAAACTTGGGACTAAAACTGAGACTTTAGAATCATGAATCGGTTCTTGATAAAGCTGAACAAGAGTATCTTCTGGCACCGTTTAGACTCCCACTTTCTGAGCTTGCCATCTTTCATAAGGAACACGATCTGCTCTAGCAATTTGAGTTTGAATTTTTCTTAAGACGTCTGGAGGAAAAACCATCGCGTCTTGCCTTGCTATAACAAATCCGCACTCGAGCTCCGTCATAATTTTATCTGGATCTTCTCCTAAAGCTTTAGCTTGTTCCATCTTCCACTCTGGAGTATAACCTACGTCAGACCAATGAATTTTGATAGGAACAAAATTATTAGCTCCCATCATTGCTCTATCCCACATATCAAAGAAGAATTGCGCAGAAGGATTATCTAAAACTGCGCCAGTGGAGATAATAACTATCCCGAAGGGCATTTTTGGCCTACTTGATGAAGCTTCTTGCAAAGAAGAAAAATTCTTTGAGAGAGTTAAATAAGCTGCAGTATAAACTTCATCTATTCTACGGCAAGCAGCAGCTTCATCAATCACTAACAAAGAAAGTGTTTCTCCCCTAAATGCATCTTTCGAGGGAGGCGAAGTCAAGATCTTTGAAGCATGAGAAAAAGTCAAGCTAAGCTTATTCCACGTTGAGATCTTGGGCCTCAGCCAAAGAGGCAGATATTGAATTGCAATCCTTCCTTTTTCTAAAAAAGAAACTGCGTCTTCTCGCCTTCTAGAAATTACTCCTGCACTCCAGCCAGGGAAAAGCGAAGCAGCATAGATTGAGAAGAGCGAAAGAAGAGTCGAGACACCACACTGCCTAGATTTTAAGATAATTACATAATGTTTTTCGACTAAAGCTTCGACAATTTCTTTAAACTTCGGATAAAACGTAGGAGCTATTAGTCCCTTTGATGGGTGAACAACTCTAGCATAAGAGAACCACTCTTCAAAGCCCTCTGGCAACTTCTGGAGCCTGAGAACTCTTGCAATAATTTCTTCTCTTGAGAGATTTTCTATCACTCAGCAATACTTCTCTCTTCTGGCTTAAGATCTTCTAAAGCTTTTCTCAGCTCAAGAGGGTTCTGACCCGCTCTTATCGCTTTCCAAATTTCTTCTTTCAGCCGAGCCCTTTCAAGATCAAAAACTCTCAAAGGCTCTTCGCTTGCAGAGTAGTGTATTCTTCCCAAATAAGGAAGCAAACTCGCTTCGGAAGCTGACGCCGTAGCAGCTGGAAAATCCAGCGCTCTCAGCACGGCTGGATCCGGACTATGGAGAAAATAGTATTGTCTCCCTTTCAAAGCCAAAGCGTAAGCAATTACTAGATCATCAGTTCGAGCTGATCCGTGCTTAGCCCCGAGCTTTCCTCCAGGGAGAATTTGAAAGCCTAAAAGCTCATTCACCAGACGATGACTTTTAATCACCTCCGGATCTTGCTTAATCAGCTCTCGGACTTCTGCAATTAGCATCTGTTTATTAGCGGCCGAGCTTTCAAATCCGTATATTGGCTGTCGATCTTTCTTAAAACTCTGATATAAAGGAGGAAGTTTGAGAGAAATCTTTTTCGACTCCCAGAACTCCGGGAGTTCTAGATATCTAGAAATCAAGTCTTTTCCAATTGTATTAGATTCAATAACAACTAAGACAGTTTCAAAACTGGGATCTAAAAATATTGAAGTTAAAACTTTTTCAACTACGGATCTTGGTGAAGTCGAGTTAGAACGAAATTCTAAAAGTTGAGTCCCGTCTCGTAGAGAGACTCCTTCTATGCCAGTTGCGTGGCCTCCAATCCCTAAACCCGGGTCTATCCCGAGTACTAAGTATCTACAATAGCGTGTTTCATCTTGATATCTCTCTAAACCAGAGACGCCTAAATAGTCTGTAATAACCGTGAACCGAGTGCTTCCTGACAAAGCTCAAAGTAGTCCTTTGCAGTAGAAAAGCAACTCTACCGAGAAGGAGCTCTTATTTCTTGCTGGGGATCTATGAATAATGTCGCTTCCAAGTACGGCTCCAAAGTGTCAGAATCCCAGATCAAAATCCTGCAGAGCTCACAAAGAATCCCAAAACCATACTGTTGATCCCAAACTTTGATCATTTCTTGCCGGCACTTTGGGCAAAAAATCTTTGAATTCCAATGCTCTTGAGCTCTTCCCATGTTTTAGCTCACTCGAGTTACTTTATATGACGTCATCCTGCCAGTCACAGAGTCATACGAAATATTAACGTCATACGTCGCAATCACGTTATTATCAGTTCCTACATCAGTGGAGTTTGAATAAACTCTGATCCTCGCACTAGTAAGCTTATTGAACTGAGTATGCCAAGTCATCTGATCTATATACTGATTTTCATTCTCTAGTCCTAAAGTTCTATTTAGCTTAGAGAGCAGAGGTGATAGAATCAGATTACATCTATAGTCTAACGTCGTGCCTGCGCAAGTGAGTCGGATAAAATAAGACTTCGGAACACTCCAGCCAGAGCTCGTACTAAATGTAAGAGTTGCTCTATAAATTCCATCACCCACTTCAGAAATTACTACTGTTGGAGAAGGATATCCAGTCCCTGGAGAAGCAGTTAAGATAGTAAAATCAGCTTGAGTCTTCCCCGTCACGGGACTCCCTGTCGTATCGAAAATAGCAAATAAGAGCTCCGTCGTTCCAGTTGTATCTAGCGGAGCTTCAGTCTGGTGAATTAAGTTATAATCTTCACTCATGCTCTGCTTCTAACCTCTAAAAATGAAGAATCTTGCTCAAGAGCTCTCGAACAATCCACCCTAAAGTACCCACTAATAGCCAGCTTAGATATCGAACTGCAGATTTCGCTCTCCCGAAGTCGCTTTCTAATGTTCTAATTCTTCCTAACAGCCCTTCTTGAACTTGCTGACTGTTAGAAAGCGGGTCTCCTCTAAGAAGAACCATCATTTCTTTTACTTCTTTCTCAAGTGACTGAAATCGGCTCTCAGCGGCTTTCGTAGAAAGTAATACTGTGAGCAGCAGCTTTTCTATCTCCCATAAAGCGCTCTGAATATCAGCTTTCGATTTCGTCTTCTCAATAGAGCTAATTGCTGACTGAATCTGCTCCTCAGAAAGCATCGAGAGATCAAGTCGGCCCCCGTTATTTAATGAGTCTATGATCTCTTTAACCGAGAAAACTTTCTTACTGCTATTGTTCACTGCTGCCGTTGACATCGTAGAAAGCCTCTCTCATCTGTGAGTGCGTGAAACCTATCTGAATAGAACAAACCCCTGCGAAGAAGTGGACTATGCTGCATACGAAATAAGCAAGTGCTAAGTTATGAGACAAAAGTAGAAAGATCAGTCCAAGAACTATTCCTAAAACAGCGCTTGCTAAAACCATCTTGAGCTTGAACAAAATAAAATGAGAAAGTCCGTACAAAACTGCAGCGATCAGAACGGTGAGAAGTGCGGGAACACCAAGAGACATCAAAAAGCTCATCAAAACTAGTCTGAAGATGCCCTCTTCTCCGAAGCATTCTACAAAGTAGAAGAGTAAAGAAATTAAAAGATTGCTCATTTTAGACCTCCTTACGGCTCATTGAGTCTAAGCTCCAAGCCATTCAATTCTAGAGTTTGGCCTGGCGATAAAATAATATCTGAGCCCAGATCCCAGAAAGCTATGACATTCCGATAGATAGGATTAGGATCAGCATCATCAGTGAGAATCGCATATCTAGCTCCCAGTCCAGAAGGAGGAAGATTCCCTCCGCTAGCTGTCCAGGAAAGATTTGCTACTTTAATATAGCCTCGATTTGCAGTGTCGTCTTCGACTAAAATTGGAAATCCTATTTCTGAAGCTGGAATTTGCTGTCCCCCACTAGAATACCCATTTCCAGCTGCGATTTCTTGTATGTCATTTACGATATTAGTATCTTCAGTCGGTGTGACCGCTGAAGTTGCTAAAAGAACGTAAAAGTTTGAAGGCTTATTGAGTCTGAAAGCCCACTCTAAAATTAGCTTCTTTCCTCGATTAGTGACTCCCATTGCTCATCTCCTTGTTGAGTGCAGAGCCCTGATAGAGAACTCGAAACTCACCTTTTTGATCTTTAGCAAAGATAACTCCACACTCCCTGCAGCGGTAGACTGTAGTATAAATTAAATCAAAATCTACACACTCGCATTCTAAAGATTTACAAGATGGACAAGCAATCATTTCTTAGCTGCTTCTTTCTCTTCTTCAATCTCACGATCTAAGATCGACTCAAAAGATGAGTCTAACTGCTTTTTGACAAACTCTAAAACGTGATCCCATCCCTGAAATGGCGGAATTGCTTTATCTTCGACGAACCAATCTGCTAGAGGCTTAGCAGTCCCGGTCCAGATCTCATCGTAAGGAATTTTATTTTCTTCTAGAAATGATCTCATCTCAGCGTCAGGGTCTTTATTAGTGTATTTCCTTATCAGTTCTCCACCCTGACCGCATCTGCCAGAAAAAATAACGATCTTTCCTTTGAGGCTCTTGATTTCCTCTAATGCTTCTTTTGCGCCAGGAATCAGTTTCGAAGTCTCAGGATCAAAAATCACTCCATCGAAGTCAACAGCAATAACAAATGCTGACTCATCATCTTCTAAAGCTCGCCGAAAAGTTCTCCGCTCATTACATAAGAACCATTTAGTCAGCTTTATAAGTTCTTCCATCGATGGCATAGTTACTTGACAATCCCTAAAGAGAAAAGCATTAAACAGAGCTTGGCTCCGAGTCGGAGCTGCTCAAGAGTCGGAGAATACTTTGAGAAGTTCCCTACAAACACGATTCCGACTGCTTTTGAATTATGTCCTCTGCAATGAACTCCGTCTTTATCCAAGCTCCTTCCCTGGCGTATTACGTATAAGTCTTTTACTTTCTCGATACCAAAGTGATATCCGATAGCACCCCAGCCTCGGTCTTTAAGATGATAAGCCCAAATGCTCTCCCAATCTGAAAGAATGGTATCATCACAAGCTGAATGATGAATAACAATCTCCTCCCAGACTCTAGAAGTCGGCTGAACGACTAGATACTCTGGAATAAGCTTAAAAAGATCAAATTTATGTTCTTTCGCTGTCTCACGAATAACAGCTTTGAAGCTCTCTAGCTCAAACTTCTCTCCCGGGCAGCTAGTATTATTAAACTCTCGATGGCAGTGAATAGTCTGTAAAGCTTTCTCAAGATCAAACTCTAGATCCACAAGCACTCTATTGTTCTCCCTCAGCCCTGTAGAGCACGCTCTCTATAGCGACTAGCGTGTCTTCAATATAGTCTTTTATAATAGCCTGCAAGACTTCAGCATACGCTTGAGTCCCGAGAAAGAAACTATAAGAATGAAGAACAAGCTGCGGCCAATTTTCTTCTACTTCAGCGCGCTCTTCTTGAATTCTCTCTACTAATGTCTTCCCTAGCTCTGGGTCGGACTGTATTTCAGCTTCTGAGATATTGTCTGCGAAAGCCTGAAACAATCGGTTAAGTAAAGCAAAAGCGTCTTCAAGCGCATTTGCAGCTTTTGAAGCGCGCCCAGACCCTGCAGTGCAGAACTCTTTATAGAGCCCTTCTAAGCTCTGCTTTTCTTTATAGGTAGAAATAGCTTCTTCGATTTTTTTCTGTTCAGTTTCCAGCGCTTCTTGTTGAGATTTTCTTTCATCTAGTAAAGCTGATTCTCCCAAGCAAGCTCTCAAAAAATTATCCATCGTATTAAGATAACGCTGATAGATCGCTTTCACTCTATCAAAGAATCCTTTTGCTTGAGGGATATACTTCGCTTGTAGAGTTGTTACTACTCGCTCAGCATACTTTTTGAAAACTAAGAGCTGAACTCGTAAAGCAGAGAGCTCTTTTTGATCCAGCGTTTCTAGTCTAGTAGCCGCTACTACTGCTTTTTCCAAGGCTGATAAAAGAAGATGAGGACTAGTACCCTTCCAAACCTCTGACAGAGGAAAGGGCTCGTTCAGAGGACGCAGATCACGAAGTCCTTTTGAGCAGAGAAGCAATTCTTCTTTGGTCTTAACCAGAAGCTCTCTCGTGAGCTGAAGCACGTTTTTAGCTCCCTATACCCAGCGAGATTATTGCTGCACCATTGCCAGAATTTCCACTAACATAAAACTTACAAATTCGTCCTTCTAGCATAGGCTCTCCTGGAAGAACCGCATACCACTTATTGTCGTTTTTTGTAAAAGAAGAAATATACACGATTCCATCTGGGGCATCTATCGTTGAAGCAAATTTTGAATCCCAACGAGCGTCATTCAAGTCAATTCCGTAAGAATCGACTCGGCCAGTTTCGGTCTCAACTGGAGGATCAGGCGTTACTAAAAACTTGACTGCCACTCGAACATTGACTGAGCTCCCAGAGCCTTTGATAAAAAGAAGATGGTTCTTTGGGACTTCACCAACTACCGTCACTGTTGTAGTCCCAGTGATCTCTACTTCCTTTAGAAGGAGTCCGCTTTTTACCATCGCTGAATTTACTCCCTGAAAAGAGGCTTCTTCGCGTTCACGGATTCTAGAGTCTGCAGCGAAGAAGCCTCATCGCGCTTGATTAGAATGTGATAGTAACGCCCTGTTTCCAAATAACGATCGTACCCTTGATGATCTCTGCTTCTCTTGCCGGCTGGAGATGAACTTCTACTCGGAAAGTAGCATTATTTCTATCATCGTCAGTTGTCTTATCAACTATTGCGTAAGCATCTACTGCCCCAGAAGTCTTAAGTCCCTCTAAGAATGGAGTAATAACACTAGAAAATCTATTAAACAGAACGCCAGGCGAATTTAACTCAAATGGGAATTCCCAGAGAAGGTCTCTCACTCGACGCTTGACGAAGAAAACTAGAGTTCTAACATTGACTGAAGTCAATGCCGACTTAACTGCTGTTCCTTTCTTATATAGAGTTCTAGCTCCCCAGATAGTCAAAGGCGAGTATCGTTTCGGCCGAAGAATGGGGTTTATATTCGCTTTAGTATAAAGCTGATCTCCTACAGTTTTTGAGATCCTCATCTGAGCTCGAGTTGCCCAGTTAAGAACTCCGCGAACTGACCCTGCTGGCGATTGCCAGACATTCGGTAGCAAGCCGAGCTGGATCAATGCCGCAAAAGCTCCTGGCATAAATCTTTCTTCGCCTGAAACTGGATCTATCACTCCAACTGACGGGAAGTAAGCTGCTGCACAAGAAGATTCTGGGAGGCCAAGAACACCTTGAATGACCTCTGAAATCGGGTCAGAAGTAGTAGCAATGACTTCTGGCAAGAATAAGAAGTCTTCTTCTCTCTTTGTTAAGAGAGTTAAAGCTGCCGAGTAAACTTGGGGATCAAATCCTGTTCCGGGAACTACTAAGAACCAGAAATCTGTTGCAGTATTATCTGCTAACTCACTATCACCTCCAAACGCCTCATCAAGAACTCCCACAATCACGTTCGATGGGGCAGTATCGCCTGACGTCCGAGGGTTATGAGCCGAATCTTCATAAAGATGATAGATCTCTGTAGCAGATGAGCTTGTTGGCAATGCAGAGATCACCGACCACTTTCCGAGCGATCCCCAGTATCGAGTAGTAATAGTACCCTCTTCAGTATAGAGCTTAGTTAAAGCCGGATGCTCTTCGTAAGAATTCTTCCTTGGTAAGTACATAACTTTATGAGTTAGAGTAGTTCCAGTCCCAGCAGCAAAATCTGGAAAAGCCCAAGCTGCATCAGAATCTCCCAGCATGAAAAGCGAAAGTATTTCTAGCGGATTTAGGAGCTTGCTGACTTTTGAAGTATCAATATATTTAGTTTCTCCAGTAGTGAGAATCGACTCAATAAAAGCATGAGCGTTCCAGGGTAATGTCGAGCTCGAAACAGTCCCAGGATCATAAGTATTTGATCCAGAAGTATAAGCTAAGATCCCAGATCTTGACCAGAAATTTTTAAGAAGAGTCTGCAAGTAGACTCCGTGAATCAAAGCTCTGTCGAGGCCTACTTCGTTCCAAGAGTCATAATCTGTGGGAAGATAATTTGAATCAACTTTTGCCGAAGCAGCGCTATCTACTCCCCTGAGGACTAACTCCGCGCTGAACACTTTAAGTGTCCAGCCATTCTGCCAAGAAGCTTCATTGACATCAGTCAAAGTGAAGGGGAAATCATCATAATCGTCCTGAGTGAATTCCTCTGGATCAGTATAGCCGATAACAGAAAAGTGTATAGCTGAATTATTAGTAGACCCAGAACATTCAACGTACCCAGCTAACAAAGTCCGAACAGGGATTGCCCAAATCTCAAACTGTTTAACTGGATCTGACACTGACTTAAAGACCGTGTAAGCTTTGCTGTACTTCGCTCGTTGTGCTGAGGGAGGGACTCCTTTCCAAGCTTGGAATAAACCCTTTCCATCTGTTGACCCTAAAGCCTCTAGAAGCGAAACCTCATCTCCTAAGAGGTTATAAGGATCTACAACGACGATCAAATAGCCTTGTGCTTCTGCAGAATAGAATAGCCTTGAAGGATTCGAGCTATCATCTACATTAAAAATCGAGCTCGTCACTGGAGATCCCCAAAATGTCATCAAAGAATCTAAATCAATTAAGAAATAGCTCCTTAATGACTTTCCAGGTTCTCCCACGTAAGTAAAAGCTTCTCTACTCTCTCGTTTAAACTGCACTCCTGGCAAGAAGAAAGACGACCAACTTGCCGTCTGACCAGTTGAGGTTCCATCTGCTCCAGAAGTCCAATAGTTTCCATTTTTCATATAGTTTAAGAAATTAGCTCGGTTGAAAGCAGTATCCAGAGCGTCAGTCGAGCCAGAAAGAGACAGTAAGTAACTGTGCAGGCGAGTTCCAAAAGAAATCGATTCTAATTGATCTGGAACCGATTTAGGCGCTGAAGCAATCTGCGGGACTATAATTTCTTTCGGTATATAATAAGATCCCTCAGAGTCTGATGTAAGATCCGTAAAGTCCGGATGGAAAGTTCGCTTAAACAGAACCGTTTGATTCGCTAATGCTAAATATTCATAAGCCGTGAAAGCTGCATCAGTCTTTGGAAGCCCAAATACAGCTAGAAAATTATCTGTAGAAGTAATGAGTTCAGCGCTGAGCGGTCCCTTATCTGCTGGACCAACTACTAACAAAGTTAAGCCAGGGAGAGCAGACCGGAGATATAGAGATTTATCTACTTCTTTTATCTCAACTCTAGCAAGGTCTTCATAAGCCATGCATAAAATCCTCTCTTGCACTTGTCAACTGTTGACACAGCCCTCAACTTGAATTTTAGAAATCGAGCTAAGCTGAGCTCGAGCTCCCTAAAATAACGTGGAGATTGCCGATAAAATGAGTAAAACTCGCCCCAGAGGTCCCTAGCTCTTCTTTCGTTCTTAAACAAAAATCGCAGAAGAGCTTCGTAAAGCTGTACAGATCGTTCACGAAATTAACAATCTCAACAGACCTCCAGAAAGTCACAAATTCTAAAGCTTCTTTTAAGTCAGACCTTCTGTATGTCTGAATCCCTATGTAGCAGGGAACTCTGATCGAGTCTTCACTCAGCGCAAAAGAATCTGCTCTAACGTCCCAGATGCTCCAGTAATTTCTTCTAGAGTACGGATCTTTTTTCAAAAACTGTAATGTAAACTTACCCCAGCCGCAGAGCCTATCTGGAATCAAGCCATAAGTTGACTTAATTCCCTCCGAGCCGGGAAGAACAAGCTCGGATTTTTTTCTTACTCCCTCATCCCAAGCTGAAGCAATCATTTCTTCAGAGAGTTTATAAATAAAAGCTCGGTTCTTTGAAGGAGAATCTCCAAGATACCCTGAGTCTAAAAGCTTATCTAAGTTCTCTAAGACTCTCTTAAAATCAGAGATTTGCGCAGCAAATGAGAGAGATTCGCTATTCAAAGATACATAACGAAATTTTTTTTGTTTCCCTCCGATTGTTTCGATTTCGACGGGAACTCGACTCAGTGCGAGACTGATATTTTTTCTATAAAAAAATGCAATCGGCGAGATTGAAAAGCTTTCTGAAGCCTTTAAGAGAGATTTAAGCTTTGACGTGTTGTCCAAAGTTGCCTCCCGTCACTAAATAGTCTCAGTGCTCTCTCCAGCTGAGAGAGTAGGCTCTGGTGCTTCTAACGAGCTCGATTTGCTTTGGACTGGCCTCAAAGCTTCGCTAGGGAGATTCAAAAATGAGACTAGCCAAGACGGGTTAACTTCATATCCCTCTATATTCAAGCCTCTTATCGCTGAGACTAGATCAAACCTACCTCTCATTGCTTCAAGCTTTGTAGCTTCTTCAGTACCTAATGGAGAAGCTAAAGAGAGGCGAAAGACTGGAGTAGACCTTCCGAGTCTCGCATAATGAAGTTTAACTGCTCTTGTGAACTCTGCACATAAAGCTGTTTGAATTGCTTTAACTTGAGTTGCGAATCTCAGATCTTGGAAAACCATTGCTTTTGCGACTTCTGCGCTTGCTTCGCCATAAATCAGCTCTTTTGGGAGTCCTAAAGCTTGGGCTAATTTGTCCCTGAACATTAAGACATCGTCAATCTCCCCGACAGTCCCTCCCTTTGCGAGACTCTCAACACTAATATCAAAGCCTTCTCTAACTGGGATGAACAAATCCTCAATGATACCTAAAACTAAAGGAGAAGCGCTCAGATTCAGTTCAGAATCAGGCTTAGCCATCAAAGATTTTCTCAAGCTTTTTCGAACCATCTGTAGATAAGCTTCTTGCTCTTTAGGAGGCATCTTGCCAGTTTGAACTTTGAAAACTAATCTTTCTGGCGCTCTTACGATCCTGTAAACTACCAATGAGTCCTCTAACAGTCGAAGCTGTCTCCAGGGAAGCCGAGCTCTCTCTAAAATTGAAGTCCCTAGCGGAAAGAACATATCTGGCTGAAGCCTGAAATGCAGAACATCTTCCAACTCTAGAATCATCCCGTTTCTTGATCTGACTTTTACTTCTAGATCATGAAAGTCTTTTATGGGAGTTGCCCAGGGATCAGCGAGCCCTTCTAGCCCGGTGACTGGAGTTTGAACTGAAGCTAATGTTGCTACTGGAGGGAGTTTTTTCTGAGTTGGATCTAAGATGAAATATTCTTTTTTGTTCTCCAAAACAAAAACTCGAGCAACTTGCTCTTCAGGGAGAATCTGATATCCAACAGCCCGTTGTCTTTCTGTATCTTCTCGTAAGAAGACAGGAACTAAGAAGATGTCTCCCATTTTTAAGAACCGACGAACTAACGCGGGAAACGTCATCCCAGTAAGCTCTTCGGTCTTTTCGATCCAGATCTGTAAAAGCTTTTCGACTTCTGAGTTGAAGTCTGGAGATTCACTGAAACATTTAAAGTACGTTGAAGGGTCCAATGTTCCGAGAACTGCCTCCCCAGAGAAAATATTTAATGCATGAGCAACTTCTGGAGAACAAAGCTCCATGAACTCGTAATCTGCATACCGTACTATTCTAGCATAAGCTGGATTAAGCAGACGATGATAGAGCGCTGCAGCAGGATGAGTAAGCGCAGCTTCGTCACCTAAAGCTCCCCATAAAGTACTAGCTGCAGCTAACTGGTCTTCTATGACAGTAGTAACTGCCTGCTGCTGCGGAGTTCTTCTAATTAGCTTCTTTAGCAAAGAAAAAATATTGGATTTATTGTTAGATCTATCAGCCAC